CTGCCTGTCCTCCTGTCGTTCGTTATTAAACAGTGTTTAACACCGTGCATCTCATACTATCGGCCCTCTTGCAACTAAAAATACGGGGGCCGAACCCTTGTGGACTCGGCCCCCGTCTCAGTTACTCCCTCCGTCTCCTCCGCCTACGCGGTCACCGTCACCGTCGCGTAGAAGTTGCCGTTCTTGCAGTAGGTGGCGTACCGCGACATGATGGCCTTGGCCGGACACAGGGTCCGATCCCAGATGGTGGGGGACGCCCACAACGGGATGTACGGCGCGTACACGTACCCGGTGTACAGCCAGTTGTCGCTCTTGTGGCCAACAATGGCCTGGTCAGTGGTGAAGAACGGATCGTGGTAGACCTTGTACTGCTCCGCCAGCACCCCGAACAGGTTGGGGCCAGTCTTGATGTTGGCGAACCCGGCGGTGGTGTCCAGCTGACGGAAGCTGTTGAGCTTGCGCAGCCGGTTGGCAAAGCTGGCCCCGCACAGGATGAAGTTCCCGTGCTCGTAGACGCGGGTGAAGATCTGGTTGTCGGCATCGCAAATCGCGTCGAAGATGCTCTCGTTGAACTGCCGCGGGGTCGCGTTGGCCCACCCCGACGCCGCGAGCGGTTGGGTGCTGGACCAGTTGGTGTTGGTGGTGGCACACGCCACCACGCCATTGATCAGAACCCGGTTGATCTCGCGCTCGATCTGCATGCCGAGCATCCGGGTCATCTCACCCTCCAGGTTCAACCCGTACTGCGAGTTGAGGTCCTGCTGGGCCTCGGGGGACCACTGGGCCATCAGCTTCTTGGTCACGGCGGTCAGGGTGGCCGCGGTGAGCTCCAGGCACAGGTGGTTCGGCTCCTGGCACTCGCCAGGGCTATCCGAGTAGTCCGGATCCTCGTTGGGGTAGATGCTGGTGCCCGAGCTGTAGGTCTCACCCGAGCTGCAGTAGGTGAAGTCCAAGGTGTGAGCCCGGCCGGTGGGGCCCTTCATGGGCTGGACGCTGACGATCTCGTTGGCGAACAACCGGGGCCAGATCAGCCGGATCAAGGGCAGCGCCCAGGTGGTGAAGGTGGCGATGTTGGCGGTGGTGGTCTGCTCCATCCAGCTGTTGGCCACCGCGTACGCCTCGCGGGTGAAGTTGTCCATCAAGAACTCGGTCTGCCACTTGATGCGCTCCAGGTCGCCCTCACTGATCACACCGCCGGCGATGAGCTGCTTCAGCTTCTTGTCCTCGGCCAGACCAAGGCCCTCGTCCTCGTTGAAGTACGGAGCCCACCGGTCGGAACGCTGCTTGTTCTCCACCATCCAGGGGGCTACGTGCTCGCTCAGCATGTTCTCAGCCTGCATGCTGGCCAACTGCTCGTTCAAATGTTCCATCTCTCCTTTTCTCCTTGCCCCGTGGGCATGGAATGTCTGACATGTTGCACGGTCACCGCGCCTTCCGATCCTGTTGCCAAAAGGGTTGAACGCCCGCCCCTCAACGGGCGCGCCTGGCCGTCTAAGAGACCAGGTTCTTGGTCAGGGTGACAGACCTGTTCTGCTGCTTCTTGCCCTTGTCCTGCTCGTCCAGATCTCCGGTGTTACCACCGGTGGGCTTTCCCTTCTCCAGCAGCTGCTCTCCACCCAAGGAGATGATGTGGGCCTTCTCTTCCTCGATCACCTCGTTGACGGTCTTCTCCAGGTCCTCGGCCTCGGTGAGGTCCTTGTCCTTCAGCCGCAGGCGCACCCGGCCAGCCAGGTGCTCGGCACAATTCTCCAGGAGCTGATCCACCTGCTCCTCGACCGACTCCTTGGTCTCGGCGTCCTTCTTCTCCTGCTCCTGCTTGTCGACCTTGGCCTTCAGCTCGGAGTTCTCCTTCTCCACCTTCTCCAGGCGCTGGACCAGGTCGGAGATCACCTTGTCGGCCTCCTCCTTGGTCTCGGCCTTGGGGGCCGGCGCCGCCATCTTCACACCGCAGGCGGGACAGAACTTGCTGTTCTTGGGAACCACACCCTCGCACTCGGGGCACTTGGCCTCTTCCAGCTCCTCCTCCTCGTCCAGCTCCTCCTCTTCCGCGGAAAGCCGCTCGCGCATCTTATCTGCGAACGCGTCGCTCTCCATGTACTTGGAGACCATCTCGGGCAGGTTCTTCTCGAACTCTGCCTGGGCCTCGCTCTTGGCGGTCTCGACGGCCTTTTCAACCACCGCCTTGACCGCGTCACTCTCCAGAACACCCTTCATCAGGGCCTCGTTCTTGAGTACGTCGTCCAACTTGATTTCCATCTCCTCCTCCTCTGGGTTTTCGTCCTCGTTGTAGTCGGCGACGTGAGCATCGCCGATTGCAGGGCCGTTCACGCTGTCGTAGGTCTGCAGGCTGGCGTCGTCGTTCACCTCATCGAACTCCCGGCCGTCCCAGTCCTTGTTCAGAGACCAGTCGGGATGCTGATCGTTCATCCTCTTGGCCGTGACCTCGCCACGCGCCCTGGAGCTGAAGCCGATCTGTGCACCCGCCCGAATCTGGACCGCCAGGTCCTCGCCCGCCTGGGTTCCCATGACATCGATCCTGCCCATCACCTCGCCTTGCTCGTTTATCTCCAGTCCACGGACGATAAACGCGTTCTGGCGAATCGAAGGACCTCCCCTTGTGGGAGAAGGGTGGTCCGTCTCACCTATCATACCCCCGGTCTCCAGCAGACCGGACTTGGTCACCCGAGCGATCTCCTTCTGGTACCACTTGCGGGTGTACAACCGGCCGTTGCTGGTGATCCTGCCTGCATGGGCGAACTTGCCGCGGGCCTGCATAATCACGCCCTTGGGAAGCTGGACACCCTCTTGCAGGTCCTTCTCGACAATCCACAGGCTCTGGTCCTGCTGCTCGGTCAGGAACTTCATCACGTCTCCTCCCTCTTGAACCTGATGTTCTTGCCAAGCTTCTGGCCCAGCGCCTTGAGCACCGCCTTCTGGTCGGTCTTGTTCAGCACGTCGAACAGGCCGCCCAGGGCAGCGTCGATGGCCTTCTTGTCCTTACCGCTGTTGCGGCGACCGGCCTCTATGATCTGCCGGACTATCCTGTCGCGGTTGCGCTTCTCCGCGAACTCTGCCCTGACTCGCGCCATGACTCGCTCCTTATGGTCCTTCTTGTAGAACTTACTCCGGACGGAAACACCGTGGTCCTTCAGGTGGATGTTCTTCTTGGCGATCCACTCAGAGCCAGCCCTCTCGTACATGAGCTTGAACGCGGCCAGCGCATGCTCCACCGCGTCCCTCTTCTCGAACCCCGCGTCGTCCATCAGGTCCTCGACCAACCCGACCAGAACCTTGGCCTGGTGCAGCTTCAACTTGCACCCGTCCACCTCCACCGGGGCTCCCCAGTTCTTGATAGACTCCAGACTGAACCAAGACATTTTGCTCATTTCAAAAGGTCCCCGCCGCTCTCTACCAGATGTTCGCGGCCGTAGTACGGAGTGGCCGCCAACCGGGTGTTCCCGAACCACGTCACCGACCCGTTGGCAGCATCATCGGCCCGGTTCCTGGCCTCACTCCAGCTGAAGCAATCCGGGCCCACCTTCCTCCACGGGCGCCTGGTCACGTCATACACCCGCCACACCTTCATACCGCTCACGGTGAACGGGCCCTCGATCCTGACCAGGGTTCCCTCCCTGGGCTGTGGAACGTCCGGGATCATGCCTTCCCCAGCAACGCGCGGACACCCTCCACGATGGACTCCTTGATGCCCTTCATGCGCTTGTAGATCCCCATCACGTACTTCCAGTCCTTGGCCCTGTTGCGCTTCTTGGCCACCGCCTTGGCCTTTCGCCACAGACGCTCGTCCCTGGGTGTCTTGACAACGTTGACAGGCATCACTTCATCCTCTGCCTGGGAATTCCCAACAGGCCCCGCTTCTTCAGGAAGCCCCTCAGCTCCTTGCCCTTGCGCCCCTTCCTGCCGGGGCCCGGCTGCAGGGCCCGCTCCACGAACAGGTCCACTGCCTCCTCCACCGCCTGTCCCAAACGCATCTTGGCCTTCTTGCGGCCCTTCTGGCTGTACGGAGGATGACCGCCGAACTGGCTCATGCTTCCATTGGTGGTGTCCTCGTACCCCACCGGCACACTGATGCCGCTCCTGGTGAAGGCCAGGGGAGTCTTCTTGCGCTTCTTCTTTTTCTTGCGCTTCTTGAACGCGCTCCCGGCGAACTGGGCCACCGCACCCGTCGTGGTCTGCTCATTCCTGTCCGACATTGGCTTCCTCCTCCCTGAGAATTGTTACCGCCTTGCTCAAGAACGACTTGATGTTGAACGTGGTGGTCTGCTTCAGCGGGGTGGCCGTGTCGCTCACTGTGATCTTGCCATTGCGCCAGTCCACCCCGGTCACCAGGAACGTGGTCCCGTCCCGGTCCACGTGCTTGCCCTTCAGCTTGTGCAGCTTGCCCACCTGGGCCGCATACACCTTGCCCTTGATCCTCTTCAACAGCCTGGCAGCCAGGTTATCCACGCTGACCCTCCCCCGGCACGATCTGCCAGTCGTCCGGAACCACCTTGTCCTCCCACCACCACCGGTTGTCCCTGTACCACTCCACCGTGGAGGTGAGCCCAGTACCGAACCTGATCTCCGGCCTCCAGCCCAGCTTGGCGATCTTGCCGCAGTCGATGGCGTACCGGCGGTCGTTCCCAGGACGGTCGCCCACCCGGTCGAAGTGCCCAGCCGGCAGGCCCAGCTGATCATTGACCAGGTCCACCACGTCCTCGTTACTCAGCCCGTACCCGGTGCCGATGTTGTACACCTCACAACCCCCGTCCAGCATCACCTTCTCGATGGCCCGGGTGTTGTCGTCCACGTGGATCCACTCCCGCACGTTCCTCCCGTCCCCGTGCAAGGGGAACCTCCTGCCCTCCATGCCGTAGGTGATGGCCTTGGGGATCAGCTTCTCGGGGTACTGGTACGGGCCGTAGTTGTTGCTGCTGCGCGTGATGGCAACGTCCACCCCGTAGGTGCGACGGTACGCCATGCACATCAGGTCCCCGCTCATCTTGGCGGCCGCGTACGTGTTGCTGGGACTGGGTGGGTCGTCCTCCCTGCACGGTCGTACCCCCCGGGGAATGTCCCCGTACACCTCGTCGGTGCTAACGTACACCATCCGGCAGCCCCTGCGCCTGGCGGCCTCCAGGACGTTGAACGTACCGGCCACGTTGGTGCTTATGAACGGACCACCGTCCACGATGCTGTGGTCCACATGGGACTCGGCAGCACAGTGGACTATTACATCGGGCTTGAACCTATCCACCGCGTCCAGCACCGCCAGACCGCTGGCCACATCCAACCGGCAGAACTGGTACCTGGACATGTTGTGGGCCCACACCTCGTTCAGGTTACGCCTGTCCGCCGCGTAGGTCATCAGGTCCACACCCACCACGTGGTAGTCCTGGGAGAGCAGCCGCCTGGTAAGAGCGGACCCGATGAAGCCCAGGTTGCCTGTCACCATCACCCGCACAGGGCTACTCCTTCTTCTTGCGCTTCTTGTGGACCAGGCTCTTACACTTCTCGTTGACGGTGTCCGCAATGATCCCGTCGACCGTGGCGGACTCCAGCTTCAGCACCTCGTCCTTCAAGGCCTGCCTGATTACCCGCTGCACGTAGCCCACGCTGAAGCCGCCCTTGACGCTGTTCATGGCCTCCAACACCCGGTCATCGGAACTCGTCCAAGACAGGTCGGCCATCATATCGTCGTAGATCCTGCTGGCCACTACCTTCAGCTTCTTGGGGTTCACAGAGATCTGGGCGGCATCACCCACCAGGCTCCCGGGGTCACCCTCCTCCACAGCGTCCTTTATCCGCCACCTGGCCCTGGCCCGAATCTTGGCCTCCAGCATCCCCTTCAACTGGTCACTGCTCAGCTTCTTCGTCTTTTTGGCCATCGTAGTCTCTCCTTGTTAAACACTGTTTAACATCTCTATCATTTGCCCGCTTCCAGCGGCATCTGCCACTCCAGGCCACTCCAGGTAAGCTGTCGCTTATCCAGGTCCTCCTCCAAGGTCTCCCTCACCTGGTCCACGTCCCTCTTGTCCCCCCGGATCCAGACTCCCATATCGGCACTCACCTCGTCGTCCAGCGGAGCCACCCGGACTGGGCTGCCAACGCTGGCCACCAGGGCCGCCACCAGGAGTTCGCTGGTCTCGGCCAGCCCCTCCGCCACGTAGTTCCAGGTTACCTGTGCCATCACTTCTTCTCCTTCAGTAACTTCGTCACCGCTAGGTTAACCTTGTTTCTGTCTTCCGGTGACATCTGCAACATCAACAACGCCTCTGCATTGCCAAAATTCAACTCACCCGCCTTGACCGCCTTCCTGGCAACCCGGATCGCTGCGTCGGGATCGTCCCGCTTCAATTTCAAAAGGTCATCCGCGTAACTCATGTCGCCCCTCCGTAGTAAATCTTCTTCGATCCGCCACTCTCGACAACCCACTCACTGAATACGTCGTCCAGTTCCTTCTTGAACTTCTTGTGAAGGTCGGCTGCTGCCTTTTTAGAAAGTCCCTTCGTGTACGAGGCAGGTAATTCAACCTCGTCCACGAACGACTTGACCAACCGTTCCCATTTCCAGATCTCTTTACCGGGACCCATCTGCTTCTGGAACGCGTCGGTAATCACACTCATCACCTCCACGAATTCTTTGTGCTTCACCCTGACACTGAAGATCATAGGTGGTAGCCCCCCACCCTCTACTGAACCATGGATCTTCAAACCCGCCTTCTTCAATGCTATCCCCACCCTGTTCGCAATACGATCTATATAGTCACCGTACGACGTGAATTGAGCCATCACATCGGCATTGATGTTGTACGTCTTCTTGATCAGTCTCATGCTTATCAAATCAGTTGCTGCTTCCTCCATTACGACACCCAACTCCTGATACCCCCAACCAAACCCACGGTTATATGAATGCACAGTCTCATGTACCAACGTATGCATCGAACTGATTGAATCCCGTGCACGGTCGCCTTGCAAAAACTTAGATGCTTCTTTCGCAGTGCCAGGATACATCTTGATCGTATCCGTCGCCGGCTCATATTGTGCAACGGCAGAATGCTTCGTCCCCGTCTTGATATTTCTGGACACCCCCTTGTTGAACTCGTCCACAAAAATAGTCGAGCGTTCATTGGACATGCCAGTACCCTCGAACAACCGATCCAACTGCTCACGAAGTTCCGCCTGTTCCGCAGCCGACAGTTCCGACTTGCTCATCTTGTCCAACAACTCGGCGGTTCGTTTGTCGTCTAAGACTGCCGCCTTGTTCGTTTTCCTGGCCTTCCGCTTCAGCGCCTTCCCGGACAGCACCTCCCCGGTGGCCCGCTCGTACTCGCCCAACATGGACACCAGTTGCTTCCTCTCCACCATACCCAAGCTCTTTCCGTCTATCCCGTGCCGCATCAGATCCCTGACCGCCCGCCGGCCCACGTGCCTGCCTTCCAGCACATCGTCCACGCTCCAGATCGGCACGTCGTAGATCCCCTCCTTGGTAAGGAACTCGTTCAACTCGGCATTAGCCGCCTTTCTGGCCCGGATAGCCCCCTTGAGCTTTTCCCCGTCCGCCGTGGCTATCACCCGGCGGTTGGTGTTGATCTTCATGCGCAGGTCCTGGATGTACTTCTGCTCGTCCTCGGTGGGCAGGCGCATGCCTTTAGGGGGCGCCGGTCGCCGAAGCATCTCCACCAGACTCTGGTCCTTCTTCATGTCCAAGTCCCGCAGCTCCTGCACCTGCTGCTTGGACAGCTTGCCGGGCTGCACGATCAGGCTGCACTCGCAGTTGCTCAGACACCTGGTGGCACCCGCCCTGGGAGTGGTCGGCAGGTCGGCCTTGGTATACGGGCTGTTGGAGGCCAGCACCAGGCAGTCAGGGCAGTGCTCCGCGTGGCCCAGCTTCCACACGAACTGGCTGTCCATCGGAGCCGCCTCTACCCGAGCGTGGTCCCCTATCCCCTGCAGGGTCTGGGAATACATACCCACCCGCTGCTGCCTGGGCATCCGCAGGGTGTCGTTGTCGATATCGGTGCCGAACGCCCGGGCGTACTTCATCTCCTCGGCGGTGGCCCTCTTCAGGTACTCCAGGTCTCCCTCGTCCAGAGGGCGGCCCAGGTTGGCCTTGTACACCTGGGTGAAGTTGGTCTGGATGGCGTCCTGCATCCTGGTGTCGTAGGTGGCCAGGTTGATCTTGCCCGACTGCAGGTCCCCGGTGATCCCATCCAGCTGCTTGAAGTACCTGCCCTGCAGAGCGCTGGTATCCGCGGCCTCCATCCGGTAGGCTCGAACACCGGCCTGGTCGTCCACCCGAGCAATGGCCCGATCCACGGAGGCCAACAGTGCCGCCAGCTCCATGTCCGTCATAGCCTCCAGGGACTCCCTGGTTATATCTTGGGCTGCCCCCATCCTCTCCTCTTCCAGACCCGGACGAACTCCACCCGGACCGCGCGCGCGTTGCCGCTATTGGCGTCTATCATCAGCACCGACGGGATCGCCATCAGGCAGGACCTGTCAGTCTCGTGCATCAGCCCGCAGGTGAACACCCCGTCCTCCTTGTCCCCTGCCACCACCGGGCTGGAACCCCGCCGCTCGCAGTGCAGGTCACACTCGCTGCACACCACCGGCGTGTGCTGGTTGTCGATCCTCTGTTCCTCACTCATCGCTGCCTCCCGATTGTCTTCCCGCTGCCGTACCGCTTCAGCTTCAGGTCGGTGGACCAGTAGGCCCATCCAAGACTGATCCTATCGTCCAGCACGTCCCTGACCACGTCCTCCAGGGTGTCGAACGGCCCAAACATGGCACCGTTCGCCCAGTTGCTCATGTGCATCCACCGGCTGCGGCTGCTGCCCTCCTGGAACACCCGGAGCACGCACACGTTGTGGCCCCCTATCCCGTCACGGCCAATCCACGGTACCGACAGCAGGCCCACCTCCACCACGTCGTCAACCGCCCCGCTGTCACTCATGTTCTTTATGGCCTGGGCGGCCACCAGGCTGATATCATCGCAGTCGCCCGCCTTCCTACCGGCCTGGTGCCTGGTGTACGTGGCCACCGGATGGCTAATCGCATCCCACAACATCAGCCATGTGTCCCGACGCCAGCGCATGGCACCCACCATCTCCTTGACCTGGTCCATGGAACTGAACGGGGGAAGGCGCTTGTCCAGGTGCCTGTGTTCCGCCAGGAACCGGTACACCCTGCTCCAGAAGGGGTACAGGCAGCCCCTCAGGGCCAGCCAGGTAAGCGCACGCATTACGGTCTTCTTCACCGGCTCACCCCGCGTCGCGGTACGGCTTGTTGAGCCGCTCGCTCTGAACCACCATGATCATGTCCCTGATGTTGCTCAGCTCGTTGGCCAGCTCCATGTCCCGAAGCGCGTGCTCCCTGGTGAACGGCTGACCCCCTGGTAGTTGAGGGGCAACCTGGGCAGGCTCGGGTTCGGCCCGGATAGCCACAAGGATCTCCTCGATCTCGTCCTCCGGGATCTTGATGATGTTCTGCAACAGCCACCTGGTGGGCATCCGCAGGGCCGTCTTGGCCTGCCCTGCGATCTGCCACTTCAAGGCCTCCACCGTCATCTTCATCTGCTCATCCACGAAGCTGATGGGCGGATAGATCACCTCGTACAGGCCCTTGACCGGGGGGATTGCCATCATGGTCAATTGGAAGTCGTACACGCTCCGCTGGAACGCGGCCATCTCCCGCTGGATCTTCCTGAGCATCCGGGCGAACTCGATGTCCTGCCAGGACAAGGTGGCCTTGGCGTTCACGTCCCGTTCCACCCCCAAGTAGCTCTTGGGCACCCCGGTGGCCATGAAGATCTTGTTCTGGAAGTGCTCCACGTCCCGCAATTCCCCCAGGACCCCGGAGGCGGACAGGCGCTCCACCTTTGCCCCCTGCCCTTCAGGAGGCACGGTTATGTAGAAGTCGTTACCATCGGGAAGAGGCCTGGACCGGCTGTCGATCTGTCCGGTGCTGCTGTCCATCACATTGCGGCGCTTCAGGTTCCTCTTGGCCTCCAGGATCAGGTTCTTGAGCTTGGCAGGAGAGGCGTTCCTGGGGGCCGGAATGCTGAACACCAGGTGGTCATCCGCCCGGTTGACTCGAGTCATCAGGACCCCGTCCTCCATAGTGCGCAGGTACCTCCACGGCTTCCTGGCGTTGAAGTAGAAGGACCGCCCATACTGGCACCCCCGTTTGTGGTTGTGCCGCAGGTGCCGCACCTGCCAGAACTTGAAGTGGATCTCCTGGTGGCTCCCTTCCCGCTTCATGGTGAACGCCTCTTCCGCCTTGAGCCGACCGAACTCGTCCTCGTTGCGGTACATGTGCTTTTGATTGAGCCACTTGAGCCTGGTGATCAGGAACCGGTTGTCGACCACCACCTCCTCGAAGTCGTCCCCATAATGCAGCATGCCGTCGCAGATCCCGGGGATCTCGTTCTGCATGTTGGTCCGCTCGTCCACCCCTTCCAGAGCCGCCAGCACCCTGGGCACCTTACTGGCCAGCTTGTAGCTCTCCTCGTCTCCGTCCCGGCTGCTGAACACGTTGGACACCGTCACTTCCCGGGCCCTGGCCAGCTCCACACACTCGGCATCGATGTACTCGTAGTCCTGGTACCTGGCCATCCGGGTGTTGTCGATCTTCAGCTGGTCGTAGTACTCATCGCTGCGGATTCCGCCCTGGCTGCTGCCGGTGGCCCCGCCGACCTCCGAGGTACCCTCGTCGTCCGCCTGGTCGGTAACGTGTCTGCTCATCGGCCGGACGAAGGAGGCGATCCTCTGGATCAGGTTCTGCTTCCTGCGAATATCCCGGTCACTCAGCATCTCCCGCAGGTCCTCCATTCGGACCAGCGCCCGCTCCTCCTCGCTCCGGGTCTCGGGATTCACGTAGGTGTCCACCGGGTACTTCTGCCGGACTTCCCTCTCGGTAACAACGGGGCGCTTCTTGGCCATGTCGGTTCGCTCCTTTTATGGGCTGATTATGCTTCCGCCTGGCTGCCCTGGTGCGGCCGGCTGTCCTAATCCCGCTCCCTGGGGCCTGACGCTACTCATCACCATGTGCCGGGTGACCGCCAGGATGTTGGCAGTGATCACGTTGAGCCACGCGTTGTGGAAGATGTACTCCAGCTGAGTGCCCCCGGGTAGTTCCTTCTTTTCGTCCAGCATGCGGCTACTCATGGACCCGTCCGGGTACACCGACAGCACGATCTCATACTTGGGCACCTGCCGGGCAGCGACCGCCTTCTTCTCCTTGGCGGCCAGCTTGCGGCGGTTCCTGTGGCTCCGCTCCAGCAGGTTCCACGACCCCTTGCAGCACTGGCCGAACTTGTTGCCGCTGCCGCACCCGCACTTGCTGTTGTTGGTAAGACCGCCATAGATCCGCCGGAAGTTCTTGTAGTCGTTCTCGTGGATCACCTCGGTGCTCAGGGTCTCCAGCAGCCTGCCCAGGCTGCCGTCCTGGGCCCCATGACAATTCACGATCTCGTGCCCGTGCAGCTTGTCTGTTAAACACTGTTTAACATCTCCCTCTTGGTTCTGGTCTGCCTGGACCGTCTCCTGTTCGTTCATCTCTGCTCCTCCGTCAATAAAGGGGGTTGGTCGGACCTGCAAGACTGCTCGTCCGATTTGCAGGATTGCCGCAGTAGCTTGGTGCACTTACGACCGTCCCAAAAAACACAAGGACCCGGGGCCTGGTCGGCGTCCGGGTATACCATTCCGTCCCTAGCCCACGACCGGGCCTCGGGACACCACCTTGCTCCATTGGGCCTGCTCATTCCGATTCCTCCGGTAAATTGCGAAGCCAGGAGCGGCTAGAGGGGTTGGACCGCTCCTGGCTGCGCGACAACAGGAGTCGGCATGGCCAGGCAGTAACCATGCGGCTCACTAGGTCTGCGCCACTCTCTACCCGATGTTCGATGTCACTTCTTGCGCAGTAGGTGGGCCCGGTGTTTGAGCCCGTTGCACGTGAATTCCACCGTGTCAACTCGCTCCAGTAGGTCCCCCTCCAGGCGGCTTATCCACGGGTCGGTCACACAACCCTCGCTCACGAACGAGGTGACCACCAGACCGCCCTTCTTTAGCAGCCGGTCCACCGTAACCATGAACTGGTCCCACCTGGAATCGAAGTAGGGAAGCACCGCGGTCAAGACCAGGCAGTCGAACTTCCTGGTCCTCAACTGCAGGAAGTCCACTTGGCGGAACTCCAGCATCTCATCCAGGTCGCTGTAAGCCACCTTGGCCCGGGCAATGGCGGTCTGAGAAACGTCGATCCCCACAGTGTGCTCGGCAGCGTCGCTAAGCACGTGAGTCAGGTAGCCCTCACCACATCCCACGTCGAGCAGGCGCCTGGCCAGCCCGAACTTGGTATGGCGGGATACCAGAGCGGTGTACTGCTCTGCTCTGGCCACATGATCGTCCGTCTGGTACTTGAAGGGATCGGGGCCGGACTGGAAGAACTCCTCCATGGCCTCCGGGGAATGGTTCTTTGGCAGGTTGCCCATCGAGCGCCTCCTTGCAGGTTCGTTTGTACCTGCAAGTCAGCGCCGTGCTCTACCTCATGTTCGTTATATACTCCGTCTTGTACGTGCCATTGGTTCTCCCTTTAGGCAGTCTTTTCACTAGGCCGGCCCTGAAGGTCATTATTAAGGAGGCGCGCGATCTGATATTCCCTACAGACACAAATTCCAGTGGGCTCTTCATACCACCACGCATTTTGCTTGGGCAGCCGGTGTGGCTTGGTTTTTAGGTGTTTATTAGCCATTACTTAGTCTCCTTTGGTCTTTCTCCTGAGTTTGCGCTTTCTGTATGGCAACTGGTCTTGCACCTCTCGCAAGACAGACATTGCGTCTTGCAGCTTTCTCTTGTCGGAGGGGTCAAGCCCCCAGTTTTCAGCCAATCGCCAAAGCGTTGTTCGGGCCTGTATCGCCTGAACCTGAGTGGGGGGCGTGTTGCTCATGTCTATTTCTCCTTCGGTGGGCATGGGCTCGCATTGTGTACAGAATTGGTTTCTTCCTGTGGGGGTTGGGGTTTGTCTGGCACCATGCCGATCCCGTTTTTCCTCAATGGTCATCGCAGGAGCCCCGCAACTGCAACATGCATCTCCATCGTACCAACAGTCACAATGTCTTCCGTCTCTGCGCTCCTGGCATGCTTCGCCTGGAAGAACTTCGCAAACAGAATCTAATGCCTCTTTGATGTACTGCGGATTGAATCCTTCTGCGTTTATGACTACCCAGAGGCACTGTCTGGCCTTGTCTAGCGCTTTCCTCTGTTTCTCACAGTTTTCACAACTCATTTGCTTTCTCCCTCTGGCTTCTGGCATTCGGGGCAATCAAAATCCGCATCACTCAGGGGAACCTTGTGGTGACACCAATTGACCTTACCCGTACCCCCGCATGTCTTGCATGGGGGTTGGTCTTGGGGTTGGTCTTGGGGTTGGTCTTGGGGCTGGAGGGCTTGCTTGGCCTGGGGCAGCACCGTATCCACCAAGCTCCACCATTGCGCTTCAAGGTTGGCACCCCTCTTGATGTATTCCTCGCGCTTCATAATCTCAGCTATCAAACTAATCAATGCCTCCCGGGTCTTGCAGTTCATGACCCCTCCCCGTTTACCCTCAAGTTTTTCGCAACTGTGACATGCCTCCAGCACCTTACGGTATCTGTCTAGTTGAAACTTCATTCTCCGTACATCGTCATAGCTCGCAGAGTACCCGTAGTCTCCCGGCTTGATTTCGTCTCCCGAATACCCCAGGGCCGCTACCCCACATCCCGCAAGCCTGACACGCTCTTGCTCTAGCTCTTTCTCAGTGGAGTGGAGTTTGGCTTCTGCTGTGTACTTTGCCGCGAGTGCGTTCAATCTCTGCTCGTTCGTTTCCTTCCATATTCTGGTGTCCATCACCTTGGCCTCACCAGCCATCACCCTGTTGAGCAAGGCCAACTCTGCCAGGTCCTCTTTCGCCTGCGGTAAATGCTCGGCCAGCTTATCCAGGTTCGGTGTTTCCCTTGTGACCTCCAACTCCCCCTGTAGCCTTTCTACCTCTGCCTTGAGTCCCTCGATGGTTTCCTTGACAGGCCGCGCCCCATTCCAGTCGGCCTTCCCGGTGCCAGATGCCTGCAAGCACTCGTTGACAGTCGCTCGCTGCGACCGGGCTTCTGTGGCATGCGTTTGCGCCTCCAGCTTGAGTCGATCAACCAGCGCCCCTAGCCTTTCTACCTCTGCTAATAGGGCGGGGATGTCGGTGCGAGCGTGGGCTATGAATTCGGCATCCGCAATATCTGTCGCCTCTTCCCACCACCACGGTCCCGGCGTTGCCGCTTCCGCCCTTGCTCGGATCTCTTCTATTTCTTGGGGGGTCATTTCAATATTCCCTTTTGGCAATTCTGGCGAATATGTGCCCATTTGCTGCCATCTCATCTTTGCAGTCATCACACCAGCACAAGGGGCAGTCGTCACACATCGGAACAAACTCCGCCATCAACGTATCGTTCCACCAGAAGCCGCAATCATGTTCTGTGCCTGCGTCTGTTTCTGTCACTTTTAGATGTCTGCAGGTCTGGGCCGGTTTGTCTCCACAACGGCCACACATTCGTACCGATTTTTTGGGGGTCATGATTCCTCCCTGGGTAGGGCTTGGGCTAGCTGGCAGTCAGGAGTGTGCTTCCCCCCTCGCTCAAGAAACCCGCACGCTGGGCATTTCCCATAATCACGTTCCACAGTAAGTGCTGTCATGTCTGTACCACCCCAGCCACCAGCCCACTCCACCTCTTCCAACGCATCCCATGCAGACAAGAGGGCGTCGCAAATATCGGGAAAATTCGTTCTGTCGTGACCCCACCCCTTGAGATCTACCCTTGCGGGCTTTTACCTCTTTCCTTGTTAGCTTCATGATATCTTCTCTGGATGCAGGTAGGAATCTCGCTCAAACTCACTCACCACCCATTCATATATTTTGACCGCCATGGCTTCGGCTCTTGCCAGTGTGGTCGAATCCGGCAGAATCGCCCAGAGCAGGTTATTGATCTGCTGCTTGGTGTCCTCCTGTATTTTGGTCTGCATGTCCTGCTCAAGAAATTCATCAAACGTCTGGTTACTGTCTGCCTTCATGATTCCTCCGGGTACTTCTTGCCGGTTCCTTGGCAGGTTGGGCATGGCCTGAAAATATATTCCGACTTCCCGCCCGAGCTACAGGTCGCCCAACCGTAGCCATCCTCTTTGTGCAAGCAATCCTTCTTGGCAAAGAGTTCACAGCGAGGCACCCCGGTTTGGGGATCCTCGTAGCATGGGTGTCGATGCTCAGATTTTATTCCATCGCCGCCCACACCACAGCATATGGAGCAGGGCACCTCCCCCTTGACCCTTGCGAGTTCTGATCGGAGCTTGTCTATTTCGTTGTTGCGAATCTCCAGTGCATCCCATAACTCCTTGACGGCAACCTCTTGTTGGCTTGCATATATTCCAGATGCAAATTTCTGATAATCCATTTCTCTATACGCATCCCTCAGTACCCGGAAGGCTCTGCGCTCTTTGCACTCCAGGCTAGATGCCGGTCTTGACTCAAACCAACGCGTTTTGCACCTGCGTTCACTCCGATCCCACCACGGGCAATCACCGCATGTCTTGGTTGCCATCTAGTCCTCGCTGTCTGCATTCTGTGATTCGTATTCATTACGAAGCACATCGTAGATTTCACACGCGATTCTTTCTGCCCGGCCAAGCGTAGTAGTGGCTGGTAGACACACCCAAACAAGCTCGTTGATCTTCTCTTTGGTGTAGTCTGGCATGTTGTAATGACAGTCTGTGCTCTGTAGCATTTGAACATCTCTTGAATCTTTCATCCCTCAACCCTCCTGAAAAGAGATCACCCACACCCAGGGGCTACCCATTCCTTTCCTCCTCTTCCTTCTTCATGATCTCATACAGCCTCTCCAGATTGCCGGACTTCAGCAACTCTCCCTTCCTGTACTCCCTCTCGCCTTTGCTCTCCTCGGGATCCCCGCGACCGGACGCGAACTGCCCGGTCTCCAGGGACTGCTGCGCGTAGGTCTCCGCCAAGAACACCGCCCGTGCGAGCGCGTCACTGGCGTCCTTCCCGTAGGGGCCCTTTATAATCTTCTCCACCGGCTGGCCGTTCCTGACCGTGCCGTCGTTGAACCTCTGCAGTCCGGCCAGCTGTTCCTCCATCGGGGGGTAAGGGTACGCACTGATCCTACGCTCGGTGTACGCCCTCTTGGTCCACTCGTACGGAACCACGCTGGTGTCCGTGCTCACGATCTCCCAGTCGAACCCCATCTTCTCCAAGGGCTGCGACAGGCTCACCCGCTCGAATGTGTCGAAGCCCACACGGTCGACGGAGAACCCCATGTCCCGGAACACATTGACCAGATCCAACAGCGCGTCGTACGGGACCTCCCCTCCTGGGGGCGGACGGATCAGCAGGGCCAGGTCCACCCACAGCCTGGGCACCAACTCCCTGACAGCCTCCTTATTCTCATCCACCGCCGCTATCTTACCCATGCGCAACCGCTCCACGAACCCGTCCACCCCCACCACGCAGAACCCGGAGGCCGCCCCGCTGATGCTCGTGTCTATCCCGATGTACCTGGGCATATCCGGTTTGCGGATCGGCCTCCACTCTCCCTCCGGCTCCTTGGGATCCACCGGCCTGGCCAGCCTGTCCTTTATCAGGAACACACCGTCGTGGAAGTCGGTGGTCTCCTCGGTGTAAGGGTGCAGACAAACCTCCCGCGGAACCATAGGCGGGTTCGCAGTGCGATGACAGTCCACTATCACCGACTTGTCGTCGAACAGCATGTTGGTCCCCTCGGTAGGCAGGCCGATCACCTGCCGTATAAACATCAGGGTGTCCGCAGTCGCCTTGTCTACCCACATACCACCGGCCCGGGGACACTCCACCACCCGCTGAATCTCCTGTGGATCCGCCCCTGACGCCTCCATTAGGCGACCGTTCTTGGCGATCTCCTCGGCCACCTGCCGGTCCTCTATAACCTGGGCGGACTGAGTCCTGGTGGGAAGCACCACCCAAAACACGTCGTCCATGTCGTACTCGTCCAGCTTAGTCTCCCACTCACTGTGCGCGTACACCTTGGCCCGACATCTGCCGGTATCCACGTCGGGGATGGTGAGCCCCTTCTTCTCCACCTCCGTCGCCCGCTTCTCGGTGAAGCTATTGGGGACGGTCTCCCGACACAGCACCACCACCTTGCACGGGAGCGGCATTATACCCCCTTCATCCTTGACCAGGTACCTGGTCATCATCCTGGTGGTCGCGCTGTCATACACAGTCTGCGCCTCGTCGTACCTCACCTGGCCCGGATCGGAGCGTTTGCTCTTGTCCACCACGTCGTACAGGTTGGCCTCGTCCAGAACCACAAAAATCAGGTTTTCGGACTCCGCCGCCGTCTTGCTGGCTCCCGCAAACCTGACGAACACGTTCTTGGGCAGCCGTATCTCGTTGACCAGCCGAACAGGGTCCTCCATCGGGAAGTCCTGCTGGTTCATGAAGTACGGCGCAGACATCATCATCTGCTTCAGCTCACGGAAGTACGCCGCCTTGGCCTTTTCCTTGGTTACATTCAAGGACATGTACAGAATCTGCGCGGTGGTGGCCATCTTGCGAAACGCCTTCTGGGGAGTCCCGTAGCAGCCGATCAGGTGGATGCTGTACATCTCGACTGCGGCCGTAAGATACGTTTTTCCCCAACCAATGCTACCGCGCAGTATCAACTCGAATACCCGCTGCTCGTACACCTCGCAGAAGTGATCCTTTATCAGGTCGTATGCGTCATCGGCCAGGTGACCACAGAAGTACGGGTTGTCGATCCACTCACGAGGAGACAGGGGCGTCCGGTCCTCCCTGGCGCGTTCCTCCGCCTCCCTCTGCTGCTGAACAGTGGCCAGCTTGACGGACCGATGCCGGTCCTCCCGAATCTTCAACAGGTTCAGGTGGTCGTCTTCACCAATCACCTTCCGGAACGCTTCCCAGTCAGCCACTCGTTCTACCCCCGTGTTTTCCGAATGTCCATCCTATCACCCACCCAGTCGTCCCTCCCAATAACGGCCAAGTCCACGACGGTAAGCCCACATAGTATCCGAACACCACGATGCCAAAACCTGCCAACAGTCCGACACCAACAGCCCATATAAAAAATCTGATCACTCGATCTCCTTCAGGTACTCGTAGGGATCGACCTTCCACTCCTCAATCGGCACCACTCACCACAGCACTTGCACCGGACCCAGGCCGGCCGGTGAGACATGGTCACGTCCTTGCGCTCGTGTTTGCCAGGGGGTTTGTCGTTGCACAGATGACAGACCTTGTCGCCCTTGTTGCCTTGGAACGTCATCCGACAGTAGATGCAGTTGCATCGATACTTGCTGCTCATTCGATCTCCTTCAGGTACTTCTCGACCAGCGCCAAGATGTCCTCCATCATTTCGTGCTTCGACTCGGGCGGTGTGTAGAAATACCGCTCCAGGACACTCCGGACCCGCCGCAGCATCCTGACGTGCTCCATCGACCTCGACACCTCGGCCTTGTGCATGACCTTCAGTGCGTCCCGCTCCTCAATACATTCGGGCATGACGCACTTGATCCCACTGTGCTTGACCGTCATCAGTTCACCAGCCATTGGATCAGGAAGCCCAGACCCGCGAACGCTGCGGCGATGCCGACGACGAGCCAGAAGGTCCTCCAGTTCTTGACGACGCTCATGGCTACCACTCTTCCCCGAATATGGCCGACTCTACTATCCACATCGGTAACATTCCACCACCTCCCATCTGGTAAAACGCCACACAAATCGGCATCTGCTTTTCGCCACTCATGTCTTCAGAACCAAGCCCATCTCGTTCTTGATGCCCCGGCCGTTGCAGGTCAGCTCGATGGCGACTATCCGCTGCGGCCTCTCGGTAAGGCTGGTCGTGATCACGTCGCCCACGATCAGGTGCGGGTTGCGGTCCCGGTCGGCCACGTACACATCACCCCTGCCACTGACCCTCACATGATATTTGCAGATGACGTGATTCACTTCACCGGGCTCTCCAGCGCCCGCCTGGCCACCGCGCCCCGGTCCCTCTGTATCTTGCCGGTGACCAGCTCCTCCGTCAGCAGGTTGATCGTGATCTGGTAGTCTGCCGGGTCGGTGTAGAACGTCAACGCAGTCCTCAGACGGACCACCTCACACGTCCAACACAACCCATTCGGGATATTCCCTACACCGGGGATCACCGCCCGGTTGTGGTCGTTCAACTCGCAGCCGCACACTTCACATTCGGTTCCCATGAGAACATCCTCCCAACGTGGTACAGAACTGACAATCCTTGCAAGCCAACTTCAAGATTTCCTGCTTGCAGTCCAGCCCGTGATACTCCTTCAGGTCGGCAATCGCTTCATCGGTAGTCGTCGCGCACACCTTGCCACCAGCACTGACCAATTCGTGCGTGTGACCCTTGCGCCTCCACTGCCTTTCCATCAATCCTCCTCAGCCAGCACAATCTTGATGCCTTCCCGGATTCCGTTGATGGTCTGTCGCCGGATACTCGGTTCTCTTACTGTGCACAAGTCACCCAGCTTCTCGTTCACCTTCTCCAGCACGCCCTCCAGCCGCTCGACCCTCGGGTGCTTCTCCTCCACGTCGGACACCTCGAACATGATGGTGCCTCCATGGCAACTTCACCGTGTACACGCGCTCGCAATACAACTCGACCGTCCGTAGGTCGTGCGTTATGGTTTGAACCCCATACCGGACGCCGAGGACCTTATAGTGACGCTGCTCGTTCCTCTTCATCAGCGTCACCACCTCGCCTATCCGTGGAACCACGTCGGTCTCGAACCGCTCCACCTCCTCCGCCTCGCCCCACCGCCCGGACTCCTCGCTCTCCTCATAAATGGTCACGTTCACCATCAGTCCCTCCTGCTGGCCCGCTCGGCCAGCCCGAACACGATCACCACAGCGCCGCGCCTCCCAGGATGTTCAACAGCAGCTTCCACTCGTCGGCGGTCATCGTCTGAACCACCTGCGCCACCACGGCAGGCGTCTGAACCTCCACTCGGCCGGAATCACCTCGCAGAACAACCAACCGCCCAGCGACGACGGAGGCAACGGCCTCAACCCCAACCCGTCCAGCACGACGCCCTCAAGCTCTGCCGCGACGCTCACCGCCAGGAGCATCACCAGGTCCTCGCTGATCCAAGTCTCCAGCGATGCCTCCTCGACCGTCCACTTGGCGACGAGCCTGCGCCGGGTGGATGCTATCTGCCCGACCTTCACGTTCAGGGCGGTCATCGCCGCATCACCCGGTCAGTGCAGCCGTCCCGGCCGAACGGATTCTTAAAATTGTACCGACACCGACGACAGGCCTTCTTCTCGACGTGCTCCTTGGCCTGCTCCGCCACACCCTCGTACTTCCGCGAGTCCATCACCGCCTCGTCCGCTACCCAAGCGCACACCCTTCCCACCCGACTGACCAGCTCCCACTGGTTCTTGTCGTCGTTGCGCTTCCACTTCTTCTCGAATTCGGCGGTCATCTCAGTCTCGTCACGGTTATCTGAATGAGCGGACACCACTCAGGGAACTCGTCGTCGGTCACGATGCTTCTCATGTCCAACCCAGGATAGCTGCACTCGTCATGATAGACCACATCGTCGTAATGCCTGAACGGGCAGTCCATGCACCGCTTGACAATAACCTGGGGTGTTGCTTCCTCGTTCATCTCTCCATCCTGGCGATCAGGTCTTCCATCTTCACGATCAGCCGCATCTGGTCGGTGGACAGCACCCTGACCTCGGCGTCCACGTTCGTGAGGTCGGCGTTCTTCAGGTCCGCAGCCCTCAACGTTGGATTGCCGGTCTCGATGTAGCAGATCCGCATGTACAACCCCAACACCATCAACTCCACCTCACTCCTGGTGAACAGAAGCTCAACGGTCCGGTCAGTCATGGCTACCACTCCCAGTCGTCGCCGGGGATCTTCCGCACCACCTTGCCCAGCCGCCTGGGCTTGTTCGTGGCCCTCGGCAGGGACGTCCCGTCCTTGTAGCCGTGGTCGCCGGCCCTGTCTCCAGGCAGTAGTGGTGCCGTGTACTCGTAGTCTATCTTCTCGGCAGTGGGCGACACCACCTCCGTGTCCTCCAACGGCCAACGATCATGCTTGCCCGTCCGGACGCACACCTGGACCTCGTCGTCGTGGATGAACACCACCCGGCCCATCCTGCCGGTCCTCCGGTGCCTGACCCGGTCGGTGTCGTACTTCTGCATCAGGTGCGTCAACCGGTCGTGGTGGTTCTCCTGGTCTTCAATGTCGTCGGTCACCACGATCAGGTCCGTCAGCGCCGACGCGACAGGACGCCCGTCGCCCTCCCACACCACCTCAGCGCCACGGACCTCGGTCTCGTGCCGTTGCAAGCGCCTCAGCTTCTTGATCACACCGACCCCAAACTCCGAGTACCTCTTGTGCCGCACCTTCGCACCCACCGGGTACAACAGGCCCTCCTTCTTCTGTTCGGCATGCCTCAGCCGCTTCAACGCAGACCATCCCTCAGACCCGTCCGGCCATCGCACCCTGGCGCTCGGCTTCTGCAGGTAGGTACCCAACTTGATCACCTTGCCCACTCCCAACTCTGCACCGCAGTGCACCACCTTGTCTCCTACTTCGATCTCAGGTTCCATGCCTACCTCCTGTTCCGGCAACGCTAGGTCGCCAATCATTTTCGGTTCGCCCACCTCGGCCGTGTACTCGCCCACCACGTGCCTGCAATTGAAGCCTCCCGGTTTCTTTGGCGGCTCCGGGAACTTCGGAACGCGAGCGGCGACTATCGGCAACGCCCACGTCTCGAAGAAGCTGGCCAGCGGCGATGGCCCGTAATCACCGTTCGTCTTGTTCACGTGCCGCTCCTTGAACTTCTCGAACTGCTCGACCTGCGCCTCGGTCGGGATCGTGTGCGGTGACGGCGACAACGGCAACTGCCATTTGCCCATACCTGACAGCGGCAGCGCCCACTTCTTGAAGTGCTCGATCAGCTGGTCGTCGTTGTCGATGATAGCTTTCTGGATCTCCTTCGCGATCGCGGCCGCCACCTTGTGCTCCTCCACAAGGGTCTTCACCGGCTCGATCTTGACCTCGCCGTCCTTGACCACCACTGCCTTCTCGTCCGGGCGCTCCGCCAGGTCCGCCTTGTTCATCCGCTCGATCTCGGCCATCGTCAGCGCGTTGGCCAGCATGGTCTTCCCGTACCGGGAGCCTGCGGTCAACAGCGGGCGCAACTCCGCCAGCGGACTCACACCGTACACTTCCTCCGGCGTGAGCGGCACCTTGAACGGCTCGATCTGCGGCTCGATGCACGCCACGTCCTCCACCGACCACCGGTCGTGGTAGAACCGCCGCTCCCCGTCCTGCTCGATCACCCTGACCTTCAGCCAGTCGGCCTCGAACGACTGCACCAATGCCCGCCTGCTGTCCCAATGCACCACCGTCTTACCCACCATGTCCTTGCTCTTCATGATCAACCTCCAGGCTCAGTATAGTGCAATCTTCTGGTTTATAAAACAGGTTTTTATAATGGACCGTCTATCGCCACGGACGGTCCGACGTGGGCGGCCGCCTGGACGGAGGTAGGTGCCCATCGACCGCTGCGGGTGTTTTGGGAGAAGCGAAAGACGGGTCAGCGCCTCCCACCGAATGATCTCACCTGGTCCCAAGCCCAAGTACTCCCGCCAGGTCGCCACCGCCCGCTGGGCGAATCCTGGTCTTTCCAGTCAAGGTGCTCTGCGCAACTGGTCAGTCAACCACTCCTTGGTCATGCGTCGGCACCCATTGTCGTCACAGTACCACGGCCCTGCCGTCGCGGGGCGTTCCCAAAAATGATCGTTGTTCAGGCGCTCCTTGAGCCACTTGATCCGCTCGTCTATCCGCAGGACGTGCTGCTCGATGCGGTCCAGTTGCTTCTCCTCCCTCGACTCAGTATCGAACACAAGACCCACCACGACGACAAGCGCAGCGATCACCGCAATGACGCCCGCGAAGTATTTGAACATCCCAGTCCATCAACTCACTCCTTTATGGTTCTCCAGCGTCGTTTGTCCCCGGTTTTTGAAATTGTCTACTCTCCCTTCACCACGATGCTGCCGAACACCACCAGCATAAACACCGGGAATGCGACAGGCCACAGCAGAACCATGGCCGCCCCGATCCTATCTAGCGAAAGTATGTAGTGCCCAAGCACCCAGCCAACAGCGGCGTACACATTCGCCGCACCGACGATCGACAGGACTGTCCAGTACCACTCCATATCTCTATTCCTTCTTCAACGCAGCATCCAACTTCATATCCAGCAATAATTCCAAGTTGGCCAATCTATTCTCCAACGCACTTATCTTCTCAGCCATGTTCGCATTGACCGACTTCAAGGTATCAATAATACCATCTACTTTATCCCAATACTCCCGCACCTGGACCGGTGCAGAATTATAACCTCATGTACACGGAGTATCCCAACATTTTACACAATCAGATAGTGCCATACCAGTCTCCTCTCATCAGGGATTAATTCACCTCCAGGACCTCATCCACCTGAGCCTTGGCCTCGGCGTCTATCTGCGCCAGATCCTGCATGATGTTCTCGTAGACCTCCGCGGACTTTACCCACTTCTGAATCACCACCAGGACCCTCTGCGTGATCTCCCTGGTGTGCGTGGCCACCACGAACTTGTCCGCGATCCCCAGACCCTTCCTCTCCACATCCACACCCTTGGCCATCAACGGCACCAGCATTGCCATGACCCTCATGCCCTCCTTGACATCCATTTCCCCGCTGTCCATCTGCCTGACGATGTTGACCGCCTTCTCCATGGCCACGCCAGCCGCCCCCTGCATGGCCTGCCCGACCTTGATGTGCCTGTCGGTGGCCTCAGCTATCTGTCTCTCCCTGCGTTCGGCGGCATCGATCTCCTGTTTCTCGGCCACCCGCCGGTCCACCCGCTCCCAGTGCTCCTTACGATACCTCGACCAGTGCTCGGAAGTGCACCGCCTCCTGATGTTGTAGACGGAGCAGCCAGCGTGCCCCTCGAATTCCTCCGCTACTTCCTGGGTTGTATAACCAGGCGGATCGGAGTAGATGAACATCTCCCTGGGAGTCCGCCACTTGCTCCTCTTCCTTCTCTTCTTGGGTGCCCGCTTGCGTGCCATCAGTTCCCCATCTCCTCCAACTTCCGCATCTCCACGGTGCCCCTGCGGGTCACAAACCACAGTTTTCCGTCGCCATCAATCGACGGGATCCAGCCGGCCAGGCCCATTTTTCGCAGCCTCCCGAGAAAGCTTCCCGCAGGAGCAGTCCTGGCATGGCCCCACATCGCCTGGGAGAACTGCCGGGTCGTCATGTTCCCCTCCGGGCTGCACCACAGGACCCTCAACGCCTTCTGCTGCGCGACTGTCAGTATCATCTTCCACCTCCACCCGGACGGCAACCACCTTCCACAGGCGGCGCCTGTCCGGAACTATCATCTTCTCAAACATGTGGTCCGCCACCCGCTCACTCTCGTACAGGACCAGGTTCGGGCCAAAGTAGTTCAACCTGCCGCTTCTGGACACTATCGCGTGGAAGATCATCTCACCTCCTTGAAGCCGACGGACTCTAGCGCCGCCCGGAACATGATGTTGGCAATGTCAACCTTCTCATTATAAACTTCCAACTTCAACCTGACATCTTCATTCACTGTTGTCCCCACCACAATATACGTATTAATGGCCTCACACCCTTCGGGTGTAATTTCCAGACAGCCAAAACTGCACATCATGACCTGCTCCACCTGACTGTCTCCAGCACTAACCTTGCGGACCACCTTCCACTCCCTGGGCTCTGCGTTCCCGCACCCGGCGTTCCGATTAACGGTCTCCACGAAACTGCCGTCCTTCCGGCACTGCTCCTTCACCTTCTCAGCGCACTCCTCGTGGACAGATCCGCCACACAACTGGCTGTGCACCCGGACACCAGGTTTGTTGCACACCACACACACCGGCTGCCGGGTAGCCTGGCGCATGCGCTCAGGTGTGGACGGTATGGATGTCATGAAGTCCCCGGTCGACAGCTTCTCCGGAGGACTCGAGTCGAACATGTCCCTCTGCCCCTTCTTGGGCGCTCTCTTCCTGGCCATGATTCCGCTCCTGACCTAGATGGCGGGACACGTTCCGGCAGACCACAGGAACGGCATCCAGTCTACCGGCAGTTCGTCGCCCCAACCCTGGGGAATATCACAGTGCTGATTGGCCCTCTGCAACCAGTAACAGTCGGCCGCCTCGGCGCACTCGGCGTTCGTGTACCCTTGGAACCACTCGTAGTCCACGCAGTCACCTTGATCCAGCACAGGATGACCGCAGAACATAGCCCACTGTGCCGCCTCGTCGCAAAGCCTGACACACTCCGCGTAGTGGGTGTCGTAGAAGTCCTGTGGATCGCACTGACACGTCCCCTCTGGTCCCTGGGGACCCTCGATCCCGCAGCCCGCCAGCCAAAACACCAGCACTGCACAACCGACCGCAAAGGACAGGAACAGCACTGCCTTCGTCACGAAATCGTTTCCTTTCATTCTTCACCTCCTCCTATAATACCCGTGCCATCGGTACGGGCAGGCCTTCCTGAACGACTCAGACCACATTTGATCGTGATGTTTCTTCCTATTTTCGTTGATCCTGGTGTTCATGAACTCGTCGCCATGACGCGCGTGAAGTTCGGCACATTCCGGACAATGCACCACGGTTCTGAATCCGATTATATCGTACACTTCAACCAACTTCCATCCTTCAGGCCGCGGTTGCTTCTCTATCGGCAATTTCTCCTGACCGGCATCGTGCGTCACCAACCCGCCCCTGTCGCATGCCCAGCAAAGCCAATGGGTGGTGAGCTGCTCGACCAATTACTTCCTCCTGGCGACTTCCATCTGGGTCCCATGATGCGCACCGTGCATCCACACATGCCACGCGTACTCCCTAGAGTCCGTGCCGCCACCAACAAAAGACGGCCTGGGAGTTAGACCGATTACTGCGTCGGGCGGGTTCTCGTTGATCCATTGGCTCCTCTCCGGGTTGGTCCACGAGCCCCCTATCCACCAGTCCGCCCTGAGCAAAAACGCCGCGGCAGACCCGGGCGCGTGCGAACCCTTGACAAAGCTGACCGCCCGCCACACAAACTCGTGAGATAAACTGAACGGCGGGTTACTGACGTACAGAACCCGCTCGTCATCGTTAATCTGTTCGTGCGGCCCTCCCCGATCAAACCAAGGGGGAACGTCTTCCTCCAAATACGCTTCATTCGCTGGAGAAAACTTCGGATCCCTCTGCAGGTCCAAGAACAGGATGTGTGGTCGGCCCTTGTAAGCTCGTTGGACTCCCAAGCCAATCCTACCATCGCCAGCACCCAAGTCTACCACCACACCAGGTCTCGGAAGCGATCTCTCCAGCCGCTTGGCCAAGATATCGATGCACCAGTGCGGGGTCGGGTAGTTGTCACTCGCCCTGCGTTTTTTAGGGGCTTTCTTGCGCGCCATATCTCTACCTCACACTCCAATAGGGTGTACGCTCCGGGTTCTGCCGCTCCAAGCCAATATACCGGTAGACCAATTCGTTACCCATCATCTCCGGCTTCAATGCACCCTGGAAGTAATGCAACGGACTGCGCTGCGCCGATGGATCATTCCAGATCTCCTCCAGCTTATCGGCCCAGGTGAAATGCCGTTTCTTGTAAACATTCAGCGGGCCAGCTCCCATATTACACATAGTGCCCATCAGCGTACCATGTGCCCACTCTGGAACGATATCTTTCAAATGGATAACACGATCCTTGTCCTTCTTCGCATCCCGGGCACGGATGAGTGCATTGGTTGCGTTCTCCCGCTCCCAGTTGCCGAACACCGGGTCATCTTCCGGAATACCGCAGCAACATCCGTGTTGACTCAACTGCTTCCAGCACGGATCACTGACGCCCACCTGCAAGCCGTTCTCCCTGGCCCGGTCATGGATGGCATGCATGATCTGCTCCACCCACAGGTAGCTCGGTCGAAGACAGACCTGTCCCTTGCTCATGGCCATGTACACGTCCTTGAGCGGGACTCCCAACTTCTGCTCCATACCCTCCCACTTCTTCTTCTGCGGCTTGGTAAACCGCATCGGTACAAACCCACACTCATAGCTGACTGCGTAGGCCCCGGACTCGGTGGCCCGGTCGATCAGCTCTCGCCATCCATTCGGGTGCCTCGGTGTTGCATCCGTAAGGCCTGGATACATCGGTCGGCAGCGCAGGCTGGTCTTGATGCCAAGCTCCTTCGACAGCACCTCCATCGTCCGCAACCTGTCACTCGGTGCCGGTGCTGCTACATCCACCTTGGCCGCAAGCTCGTCGTCGATGGTGTTGATGCTAAAAGCAACCCAGAACAAGTGCGGTGCCTTCGCCAACTCTCGCATGTAATCCGATTCCCGTAACAGCGTTCCCTTCGTGCTGATGCGCACCGGCTGGCCATACTGGGTGGCCAAGCGAATGAAATCCAGGAGCCAACCCTGCTGTCGCTCAATGTTATCACAAGGATCGTTGATACCTCCCAGCTGCACAGGGCACGGGTAACCAGCCTTGTTACGTCGATCGTACTTGAGCGCCTTCCGGATGGACTTGCCGAACTTGCCACCTCCCTCACCGGAAAAGATAGCCTCTAACTGTCGCAAGCTCATCTGCCCGATAGGCTTCTCCTTGGTCTTGATGTGACCAGCCAACTGCTCACTAAAGCAATAGGAACAGGCATAAGAACAGCAAGAATGCGAATCTATAGTCACCGGTAATGCACAATCAAAACCATCCGATGTCAGCCGAATTCCACCATAAGAACGCAACTTGCCTCTCGCGTTGTTACACCTGTCACGTGTTTTGCCTTTGCAAAAACCACACTCGTCACAGACAGCACTCCCCATCTGTTGGTAACGTGCACCCATCACACCACCCTCACTTCTTCCAACTGCGCAACATCTTGGCAAAGTCCTCTGCCTTGATTTCGTGTTCGGTGCGCATGCTACCAGCTAGTAACTCCTGCAACTCCGCGAACAGGTCATCCTTGCCGTAAAACTCCACGAAGAACCAGTTCCCATCACCCTTCGCCGGGATAGCCGGTACATCGCTACCATCCAACTCGGGCTTCTTGAAATCGTTCAGCTTATCGAAATCCACCCGGTGCATAAGCGCATCCAAACGCACCTCGGAAAACAACTCGTTTTCCACCTTGATGGTCTTCAGTTCCTCCAACAACGACGGCAACCTCTCAGACCAACCGCCTTGGATCTCCGGGTTGTTTAGCGTGACGTTCAGCATCTTCTCATGATCCTCATCCAGATCCACCACCGACACGTCCACCTCATCAACACCCTGACGAGCCAGCACCTTCAACCGCTGATGGCCGGCCACCAGCCTACTGGTGCGTTTATTCCACACCATCGGCTCCACCAAACCAAACTCCTCCACGCTCCTGCTCAGCCCAGCCAATTCATCCTCGGTAATCGTACGCGGGTTATAATCGGCCGGTGTCAGGTCCTCCAGCTTCATGCGCTTGACCTTCAACGCGGCAACCTTCCTATCAGCTTTCTTCCTCGCCACCATTGTCTCCTTTCATTCCCAGGCACCTGCCCACGTACAACTTGGGCTCACCCTTGACCCAGATAACCTGGATCTCCCAGCCGCCCGCGTGCAGCTGCGTCATTGCAGCACCGGGTCCCCGGCTGTCCAGGGTCTGGCCCACCTGGGCCGCGAACCTCTCCGGTACCCGGTGGGCCACCAACAGGTCCCTGCATTGGTCTCCGTTGATCTTCCTGTACACCTTCACCCTTCCCATCACAACCTCCACCCCTCTTCAAAAAATGCGGTCCCCGCATTCGACTCCACGGGGGGATTGGTATGAAATCTCACACGAGGACCGCTACCGATTTACTACCTGTTCCTGACCGCCCAGTCGTACGGCAGGCTGTCCCACGGGCACCTCTCCTCATCGGGATCCGAATGATCATGAGGCACGTCCGGCATATTTAGAACCAGGGCCTCGCTGTCGCCCACGTTCTGGAACCCGTGCCACACTCCCGGGGGGAACATCACCGTGCACGGCGCCTCGTCACCGATGAAGAACTCCTTGGCACCCTCCTCCTCGGTGTACAACACCAGCTTGATCCTGCCACTGACACAGCAAATCCTGTCGGTCTGCTTCTGGTGGCGGTGCCACGCCTTGACCACACCGGGTCTTATCGTGGTGCAGTATAGCTGCCCGAACGGATGCTCGTCGTTGAAGAACTCCGGCTCGTCTCCGCGCAGGATCTCCATCAACCACCCTCGGTCGTCAAGATGCTTGGTCAGGTGCCGGACACCCACCACGTTCTTGGTTCTAGCCATCACTGAATCAGACCTCCGCCGGAGTTGGTGTCCTCGGTGCTACACGAGGACTTGTGGTACTTGGCCTGCAGGTCAGGGTCAGACAGCAACTCGTAATCCAACTCGACCTCGGACTCGCAGGTCACACCCAGTACATCCTCCTCCTTGAGCCAGTAGAACGACGGCACCTTGTCGGTAAAATGAGGAGCCACCGGCTGTGGACTCTGATCCATGGTGGCGCCCTGTCTCCAGAACACATACTGCTTCTTGCCATCCTTCACAGGTTGGATCTCGCAGCCCTCACCGGACTTCAGAACCTGGGCACACAACGGTAGGTATTTGTACTTATACCCATCGGGAATCTTGATCAGGCCACGCTGCTCCATCTCCTGGGGAGCGCCAGGTCGCCAGATCAACAGCCAGCCCGGTCTGGGAACCAGCTTATCCACATCCAGCTCAGGATTGTGCCTGGCGTTGAACTGCTCGATGGCTTCGCCGCCCTGCTTCTTGTACGGTGCGTAGGTCATCTCTCCTCCCTCTCCTTCTCCAGGTTCGCCTGGATGTCGTTTGCCAGCTCGTCCAGTCCGTCGCGCCTGCACCAGCCAACCACCATCTCCTTCTCCTTATCGGTCAGCTCCACGTTGCGCCGGCTCCACATATGCGCGTCCTCCAGGCGCTCCAGCTCCAACTGCAGGATATCCTCCGGTGGGATCTCCCCGTCCTGGACACGCATGACCTTCTTGGCCACCCCGGTCACGAAGTCCACAGTGCCGGGCGGCAGGTTGTTGGCCTCAATGGCGGCCTCCACACTCTTCTGGTCCAGCTCCGTCAGCAGGTACTGGCACCGCAGGAACCTCCGCTGCGGTGGCGTCAGGTCCTGGTGGGTGAGAACCTGCCCGTCACCCAGTTGCACTTTGGTTGTCGTCATCTCCCTCTCCTGTTAAACAGTGTTTAATAATCACTCCACCCTCCGGTACCCCAGAAAGTCCCTGCGGTACCGCGGGCTGGTCTTCACCCACAACCCGGCCCCCGCGAGCCGAGCCCAGTTCTCGTCCATCAGCCTGCGACCGCCGCACATCCCCGCCACGCAGTTCTCGTGGGACGTGAGAGTGCCGTCCGACCTGCCAACAACAAACGGACCGAGGTAGAACATCACGTGCCTCACCTTTCGCCAGGTCTTGCCATAAAACACCAGGTCGCAGACCCTGGGGTTCCTGGCGTGCCGGAAATGCCTGGCCAGCTCCTGGGCCGTCATGTCCCCGAAGTTTCCGGGCAACACCTTGAACTTCTTGAGCACCTCCATGACCAGACCGCTGCAGTCCGCCCTGCCCTGGTCCACCTGCTGGCCCGCCCAGTGGTACCAGACCTGCCCGGTGTTCTCCAGAAGCCACTCCTTGGCGTCGCTCCTCCACTGGTCACCGCCTGCCATGATCCGCCTCCTCCTGATGCGCAGCCCCTTCCTGCTCAGCGCCTCGTCCAGCATGGCCACCACGTCCGGGTGACCTCCCCTCTCCAGCTTCCCTCTGGCTCCACCCAGCACCTGGGTCGTCCACGGCCTCCACCGGATCCCGAAATGCCTGCCGATGTCCCGCGATGTCTGCCTGTCCACCACGAACATCATCAGCACCAGGGTCTCCCGCCTTGTGAGCGGAAGCATTCCGGTGTACAGCTTGCGGACGGCCGCCAGGTGCCGAGCGAAAAAACGAGCCACCCCTATGGCCCGGTTCAACTCTTTCGTCGCATGCCACGGCCGGCCCTTGGGGCAGTTCAAACCCATAATCTCGGCCACGTCCGTGGGACCCTTCCCCTCCCGCACCAGCCAGAGCAACTGTCGCTCCTCCGGCCACATCATCATCATGACCTCGCGCAGGTCCTCCCATGTCAGTCTCCCGCCATCTGAATCCTCGACAGCCGGGAACTCGTCGATCTCCCAGCCGTATGCGATGGGGACCTTGCGCTCCCTGCCTGCGCCCTTCGTCCACGTGCGTCGCTCGTACCGCATGGTCGCAGGTGATCATAGGGAACTACTTTTACCTTCAGAACGTCCATCACCCAGATCGCCACCCTCGCGAAGTAGCCTTCGGCGAGGAGGTGGCCCATATACACAGCCTCCAACCCAGCGAACGGTGACCTGGCATCCGGACGAAACTCCACTCCCTGGCCCACCGACAGGCAGTGCTCGACGTGGTACCGCTCGAAGCGAACCTCGGCGTTGGTCCTTTCCACCTCCGCCTCCGTCAGTGGGCAGTAGCTCCTTCCCCTTCTCAGCACACGCGCACCCGTCGCGTCTTCGATCACAACAGGGCCGAACGGGCACTTGGCCAGCAGGTACCCCGGATACAACTCCTCCAGAACCTCCGCCCAGGCACCGTCCCTGAGTATCCTCACAACCCTTGCGGGTCTCCACAGATCCACCATCCTGCATTTGCCTCTCCTCTCCCACTGGTGCAACACAAGGTCTATGTCCTCCACCTCCAGGACATACCACCGCCTGTCAACTCTCCTGCGCATTGGCCGCCCTGAGCCGGTCGATTATCTGGCAACGCTCCTTGGTCTCCTTCCACTCCAAAAAAATGGTGTGCATCGCCATGCGAGCCAGCCCATACGAGTCCACTTGATTGTTGTCGACCAGCACATCGTCGCCGACCCCCCACGACTTGTACGTGTGGTGCAGCATTACCTCTTTCTTTGCGTTACCCTTTCCGGTGACGTACTTCTTCAGTGTCTTTGGCGGCACCACCTGGAACAGGCACCTGTTCTCGCGCAGCAGCCTCCTCACCTGGCCGCCGATCTCGCCAAGCTGGTGTGCCTGGTGACCCTTGGCGAACGCGTACCCCTCCAGAAACACCATGTCAGGATCCATCCGCTGGATCGACATCTCCACCTGAGTCGCCAGATAAATCAGCCGGTCCACCCGATCCCCCGTGTCCTGGTACACAGGATTGAACTTGATGATGTTGCAGTTGGCGTCCATGTAACAAATCGAAAATCCCACAAGTGATGGATCAATACCAGCTGCCACAACGGTATCATCAAACTTCGGAGGTGCCTTCTTGCGCGCCATTGGTCACTCCCACCCGACAGTCGAATGGGTGCCCCTGCGGGTTATAACAATATTGCGGTCCAAAGCCTCCGCGACCTCCTGCCTATGACTGACATCGAACACTTGACGGAAGCCAATGCTATTCAAACCGCGCAGCATTGTCAAGTACGTTCTCAGGTTTTCTTGGTCGAGCGACGCGCATGCCTCATCGATGGCCAACAGGGGCGCACCCAGCATCTTTGCGACGGCGATTCTCATGGCGATAGCCAGCAGTGCCTTGCCCCCGCCGCTGTCCTGATCGAACGATAGCTCCCTGGCCCCCTCCACCACACGGACGGTCATCTGGTTGGACTTCTTCCTCCCCCTCTTCTCCCCACATCCGCCGCAGTGCTTCTCGCCCTTGTCGAACGGTCGGCCGCAACCGTGGCACACGTCGGCCATCGTCCTCAGCTCGGTCTCGAAGCCGAACGACAACCGGTGGTCAGTGCCGATCCGGGCCAGTATCGAGTTGGCCTGGGCCTCCAACTCCCGCACACCATTCTCGATCTGCATGTTGGGGATCCCTTGACGGCCTACCATCAGGCGCACGTACCGCAGCAGAACCAGCTCCCGCTCCACCTTGCCTATCTCCTCCTCCACCCGCTCGACCGCGACCAGCGCCCTTCCCCGTATCTCCTCGCTGGCCTGCATGGACGCCAACTGACTGCGGAGGCCGCTCACCACTGCTCTGGTGACCGTGTTACCGCTCTCCAGAAGACGATTCCTGTGGGCCACCAGATCACCGACATCCTCCGGGTCGTGCTGATCCAAAAACTCCTGGGCCCTGGCCCTCTCCCGCTCCGCGTCCTCCAACACCTGCCACCTCTTGTCCACCTCGGCCTTCCTCGCGCTCAAATTCTGAAGCTGGGACTCCATATCAACCAGGGCCATCTGGTGCTTGTCGATTCTCTTCTGAATTCTGCCGGAGCTCTTGTTGATATCCTTGGTCCTGGGGCACTTGCCACTGTCCACCGGGCACACACCATCGAAGCTGCGCAGCTGTTCCCGGGCCTGCCGAATTGCACTGGTCTCAGCCCCAATCTTCATGTTGACCTTGTCCATCTCTGCGGAAACCTCCGCTAGCTCGGTAGTGACCCTCTTCAGATCGCTGCCGACCGACTGACTCCCCTCCAATTCCACGCGCGCGGCAGCCACCCTCTTGGCCACCCCAATCCGCTCCTCGACACTGTGTAACTCCCGCTCCAGCTGAACCTGCCCGTCTATCGCCTCCTCGGCCTCTTGCAGTTCCTTGCGGGCCCTATCCATCTCCTCGGCATCCACCAGGTTGTCCTCGGCCTGCTGGCTGGACTGCTCAAGCTGAACCTGCAAGCGGTCCAGAAGCCTCTCGTGATCCGCCTGCTCCGCTGAAACCTGCACCTCCACCTGGCCCCACACCTCCACGCCGAACCACCTGACCATGTCCTTCTGGATCTCCGCATTGGTCCGCCCCAATAGCCCGTGCAGGTCGTCCTGCCTCACAAAGCAGGTGCGGACGAAGTCCTCCAGACCCAGACCAACCACTTTATCCTGAATGTGTCGGTCCGCCTCGCGCACCCCGTACCTACGGCCGTTGATTATCACGGAGGACGAGTTGCCCTTCACCACCCGGTCTATCCTGACATTCTCCCCTCTATGGTCGACCAACTCGACGAAGACGCACAGGCTATCCTCACCCTGGTGAATGTACTGGTCCACCGACCTGACCTTCCTCGCAACACCGAACAGGGCGAACAGCAGCACCTCCAGGAACGCGCTCTTGCCCGCCCTGTTGGACCTGGTGATCTGCCCCTCGTACCTGCCATGCACTGCGAACACCCCCTCGTCGATCCCGTGCACCGCGAACTCGCCCTTGAACGGCTGGAAATTCTTGCCCCCAATCGCCTTGATCGTGAACGGCAAGAACTGCTCGGCTTGCCGGCCCTTTACATTGATCAGCAAACCGTCCAGTTTCCGTCGTACCTCATTCACATCGACACCGGCAGGAGCCCGCTCCTTGAGCCACATGTCGATTGCCTCCACCGGCTTGGTCCTTGCGGTCAGCTCCGGCATCCGCGCCTCGCTGGTCCCCACCACAACCATCTCGGGCCGGAACACGTGGTACGCACCGTTCTTCCTGCACCAGTCAGTCATGACATTCACCTGTGCATTGGCAATCTCCTCATCCCCTCGATGGTGGCGCATCCTGATCTTAACCAGGGCGTCCTCAGGGGAATCCTGTAACTTCACATCCATGGAGTCTGGATCATCCGCCATGTCCATGTCGATCTGAATCATGAGTCTTCGCGGTAGTTCCACGAACTTTCCCTTGAGGCCACTAAGCACATCCACCGCCCGCTTGCGTGCCATCCTTACACCTCCATCACGTAGCAGTACCCGTGCAGCTGCTTCCGCTCACCAAAGTCCACCGCCACAGGGCTGCCGGGCATCACAATGTTCGGGTGCATCCGCTGCCGCTTGTGGATGTGCCCGTTGACCACGTCACACGGCAGCTTCCTGGCGACATCCAATGGCATCTGCAACCGGCCACCCCTGAGCATGAAGCCTTCATCGCCCACCTTGGCACCGTCCACATCCAGGTGACAGAACGCAGCCGTCACCCCCCTCTGCCTGGCCTGCTCGAACCCGGAATCGACAGCCTCCTGCGGATGCAAAGACTCATCCGGTGTCATACCAACCATCGGTAGCACCAAGTACGGGCAGAACAGCAGGGGGATCCCATCGAACGATTGAATCACCGGCGCCCTTATGATCTCCACCGGCGGGTCAAACCGCAGCTTGTCAAACGGCTGCAATGCGTCCCCCTTCATGCTCACCTCGTGGTTGCCGGTGATCCACGCGACCGGACAACCCATCTCCTGGATGTGCTCAAACACAGTGGCGTACTCCCTAGGTCCAGGCCGCGGGGAATGGAACACGTCCCCTCCCAGTACCACCAGGTCCACGGTGCGACTCTTGTCCACCACCGTCTTGAACGCACGGACAATCTCATCGTGCCGGTCCAGGCCCTGGTGGACCAGGCCAAAATGGAAATCACTGGCGAACAAGATCTTCACCGCCGCACCTCCAGGTTCAGTCGTTCCACGATCTCGTCGAACAACACACTGTCCTTGACAAGGCGCAGGCGCAGGTCCTCCCAACCCCCCTTGACCTTGCGAATCATCGGATCGAACCCATCCAACCGGGGCATGGAGATCCTCACATAATCCCCGCTCTGGATAGTGTGTTTGCGTTGCCGCAGTTCAGCAATACACTCCCTCACCAGGTCCAGTCCCTTGGGCATGTCACCCTTGCCGTTGCTGGTGAAGAACGAACCCTCCTCGAACGTGGTGCCGTCGATCTTGTTATTCTCCACCTTGTAGAAGGACTGGACCCCGACCACCTGCTTCTTCTGCTCGACCTTCTTGCAGTGGGTCACCCTGACACGCAGGCAGTTGTCGTACTTGAGCGACTGGCCACCGGGCAGCGACCACGTCTTACGACTGAACTGGTCCAGGTTCTTACGTTCCTGCAGGACCAGTACCAGGGTGCTCATGGACTCGTCTAGCTTGATTACGATCTCCTTCATCCAGGTGCTGATCCACAGGGCCTGAATCGGGAACATCTTGTCGATGCCCTCCTTCTCGACCTTCTCCACGATGTTCTTGGGCATCAGCTTGGTGATGGTATCCACGATCTCGAAGCAGCCGGCCCTTTTCAAGATCTGCTCGTCCTTCTTGCGCGACTTCTTCTTGGACATCAGCTTGCCGATCCTGTCGTTGATGTTGTCACGCATCCCATCCAGGTTGACGGGGTAGTCCAGCTTGGCCTTGGGCACAATGGACGAGTACCATTCCTTCTCTGCCGCCCTCTCGGTGTCCTGAATGGCCACCGAGTGAAGGTTGCCGTAAGCCGACAAACCCAGGGCCATCGCGAACACCGACTTGCCGACCTGGTTTGGCCCGTGCACGATCATGATCTTACCGCGGGCCAGGCCGCCGATTCCAGACGCCCGGTTGTACCCGGTGAGCACAGTGGGGAAGTACTCGACCTCCTCCATGTCCTCCACACGCCTGACACTGTCGTCCGATATGGCGGCCAGTACATCCACCACCGGCCACTCTGCCTTCTTGCGAGCTGCCTTCTTGCGAGCCATTCCGATCTCCTGTCGAAAAAGGGGCGGAACGCGCGCGGGAGGTGGGGACATGGTCAAGCCCCATCGAACGGTGTGGTCCGCCGTCCGAAACGCGCGCGCCCGCCCGAGTCCTAGAACGGTGTGTCCAAGTTCCCGTGGTTGCAGTTGGGACAGTACCCGAACCTGCTGGGCACCACCATCTCCCCGCAGCCCGGGCACTTGATCTTCTGCTTGTTGCCGGCGGCAGGCGCAGCACTGGCAGGTGGTGGTGCACTTCCCGGCTGCGTGGCTCCGCACTCAGGGCAGAACTTGCTGCCCGCCTGGATAGGCTTCTTACACTCCACGCACACTGGATCGCCCGCTGCGTCGGACGGGGGAAGGTTGTCCGGCACCTTCGGTTCCCTGGCAGGTTCCCGACCAGCCTGCTCGGACAGGCCGGCGAAATCCAGAAACATCTCGTAGGTGATCTTGCGGCTGCACCAGGTGGACCTCAAGGCGGCCAGTACGTCGCCCTTATTGGCCGGCTTCACCATGTCGTCCAGGTTGACCCCCAGGGCCTCCTCGTCAGCCTGCATGATCTCCTGGATTTCCTTGACCAGGGGAGCCAGCCGTTGGTCCGCGTAGTATGCCTGGTACTTGTTGGCAGGCTTCTCCTTCTCGTCATACACCAATTCGAACCCGTACGGCGTCTGCATGGGGTCACCCTTGGTCTCGCCGAAGTTCTCCTGCTGTCTGGCAATGACCCGCTTGATTGCGCCGCCCAGGCCCGCAGTGATGGTCATCACCTGCACAGGGTTCTCACCCATGTGCTCCTCCGGGTTGGAGCTGATGAACCCGACCACGTACTCCTGCCTGGCCTTCAGGTCAGTCTTCCAGCTACCCCTACCCGCGATCTCCCCCAAGGTGTAGCTCTGCGCCTCCCTGCCACCGTCCAGGATCGTCTCGTCGGGGTCGGCCCCATCCTGCAGGGCCTTGTCGGCGAAATCCATCAACAGGCAGATCGGGCACCCCCGGCCCACACAGTTGAACATACGGTTGCGAATCTCGACCTTCCCGGCGTCATCACCACGGGCCTCCCATTCACCGGGAATCGCCCCGTGTCGCTGGCGCTGACGGAACCCCATCTTGGGGTGCAGAAAGCCTGTCAGGCGACCCGCCTTCTTCAGGTTTGCGTACTTGCCACGCTTGAAGCCTACATTGGACATGAACTCCCTTGTGTTGTGAACGCTCATCTTCTACCTCCTCCTCTGCGAATGATTTGTTCTTCCTCTAACAACTTATTATCGACCCAGTCCTTGGCCCGGTCGTACGCATCGTCATAGGATTCGCCCTGCTTGACTACCACCTCCAGCTCCAGATCGAGCCGCACCGACTCGTAGTTGCCGATGTTGATGGTCACACCCTTTCCGAATCTCACCTTGTTTGCCATGTTCACTCCTCCTGTTAAACACCGTTTAAGATTTCCTGGACTCCTCGTATTCGTCCAGCTTCCTCTCCAGCTCGTACACCGCGCCCACCGCCCCCTCCACCGAGTCACCCACATGATCACCGTACGCCTTCACCTCCCACGACAGAACGCCCTTCGCGTCCCGCTTCACCGTTACAGATGACTGCGACCGGTGCTGCACAATCTCCAGGTCTCCGTTTTTGGACATATTCCCCTCCTCTTTATCAGCCTTCTTCCTCATCACGAACCTCCGCCCAGCACCACCTCGCGCTGGGATGTAAGCAGACGCGCCTGCGTCTGTAGCGTTCCCTTTCGGTTGCTCCACTCCTCCGCCAGCACCTTCAGGTTGCCGACAATCTCCCGGTACCGCTCCTGCTCCTCCACCAGGGCAGTCAGCTCCTTGCGCATAGAGTCGTTGGAGGCAATCTCCTCCTCCACCATGTCCTTGGTAATCTGCTTCTTCTTGACGTTGTGAGCCTCCATCCACCACTCAATCTGCTGGGTCGCCCGCTTGGTCAGGTCGCGTTTGCGCCGGTTGAACTCTATGCGGAACAGCTCACGTTCCTTCCTGGCCTTCAGGTATATACGGGTGGCCAGCACACTACACTCGGACGCCTCGTTGATTGCCTCACTCAGCAGCATCCGGTCCCGTAGGTCCTTCTTGTCCAGCTTACCCACGGTCTTCAACCGGTCGTAGGTCGCCTGGATATCGATATTGAACTCGCGCCGGAAGAACTGCATCGAATTCATGAACGACTTGGTATCAGCTCGCGCCCTCACGGCTTCATCCCCAGTTTTTTCATCGCCCGTCGCATCTTGCGAAGCATGGGCTTGGGGGTCTTTGTCGGCGCACATCGTCGCATACGGATTCGGTGAGAACACTCTTTTTTCCAAGATTCAACGCTCATCGTCCCACTCCTCTTTACCATAGTAGCACCTGTGTCCGACAGTCTGTTCCACCGCCTTCACCATGGCCGGCGTCAGCGCCACCTTCATACCGGTGATGACAGACGTGGTCTCCTCCAGCTCGTTCATGTGAGGTACCTTGGGCTCAATCACAATGTCTAGCACCAGCGGGTGCTCACCGAGATGACCGGCCAGTGCCTTCTTGATGTCAGCCAACTTGCCCTGGTCCTCCCTCTGCAGGGTCAGGGTCACCTTGTCGGCTCGCTTGGCGGCGAACAGCCCCTCCTGCTTGGAATTTCCCGCCTGGTACTTCAGCATGGCCTTCCAGGGTACCTGGGGAAACGCCGCGTCCAGCACCAACTGAGACGCTGGGAACACCGGTCCGGTCCAGTACAGTTCCGCGTCGTAGTTACCGTCGAAATCGTCGGCGTGAATGGCCACCTGGTGGCTACTCTTGGCGGTCTTCTCCGTGCCAATCAGAACGTACGGCACCTTCATACCGACATAAAACTCTTTCCCGTCCTTTATCATCTGCTCGGCCACCCTCACCTGGGGCTGTTTGGTCTCGTACAGATCCGGGCGCTTGTTCACCGCCTTGGTGATTGTCAGATCCGCAGGATCCGCATGTCCGCCGAACAGCAAGTCGCGCCACCTGACCACTATCTCCCGAGCCCCCTCCACGGTCGGGTCGGCGTCCTCCATCAGGTAGTCGATGATCTCCTTCTGCATCTTCTGCCGTATCGGACAGCCGTCGGTACGGATATACGCCAACCCCTTCACGTCTAGCTTTCCGGTGACCTTCATCCCGGCGTAATTCTTCTTGGACACGAACACAATCCGGGTATACTCCGCGTCCAACTCCAACCGGATGAACCCGGGCTCGCCGCCCCTCTCCGACACCCAGGCGTCTATCACGGCCGCCATCTCCTCCGCGAACGCCAGGGCGGTGTCCCGGTCGCACAACACATACACCGAGTCGGTATCCCCGTACAGAACCTTGATGCCCCGCTTCTCGGCCTCGGCGATCACAAGCTGGATGATCTGCTTGGACGTGACCGTCACCGCCTCGCCGCACTCCCGGCTGTAGTACCGGTGGTCCGGCGAGGACAGGATGCCGAACCCGCTGTTGCCGATCACTTTGTTTGCGTCCGACCTCTGTTTGGCCCGTCGGTACTCCGCGGTCCCCTCTTTGGACTGCTCCTCAAGCTCGATGGCCCGCTGTTTGAACCGGCGCCGGTTATACATCGAGTCGGACACCATCGACGGGAACACCCCCTCCTCGTCCAACCTAAACACCGCCCCGTTCCCGGCAACACACGTCGGAATAGCAGAGGGCTTCTCCGCTCCCAACCCCACGTACGTCTCCGGGCTGATGTTGAACGACCGGATTACGTTCGGATACAGCGACGCGAAGTCCAGGCAGCAGACGCCCTTGTGCAGTCCGGTCACTGGCTCCTTCACGTACGCCCCCTCGATCTTCCCGTCATCAACGAACGGGTTCTCTTTGCCGTAGAAATGGAACTTGGTAGGGAACCGTTTTCCGGTTGTCGCGCCCTTACGCAGGATGTACGCATCGTTCAGGTACCCGGTGCGCAGGCTGAAGTCCGACAGGAACCGGTTGCACAGGTGGCTCAAGGTCTTCAGTCCGTCCACGTACCCGAACTTCTGCTCCAGCCTGACCATGATCTGCACGTCCCGGCTGTTGTACTGCTTGAGTAACACCTGATCCTTCTGCCACGCCTGGTACACCGCCTGGGCGGGATGGCTTCCCACCATCCCATGTCGCTTCTGCATCTCCTTGACCAGGTCCAGCTTGGGCATATCCACCAGGGCCGAACCAACCACGTCCAAGGCAAACGTGAGCTTCACCCCGGTGGCCTCCGTGTCCCTGCCATACCCGAAGTAGGGATGCCGGAACAGCTCCAACATATCCAGGAAGTTGACCATCTGCCAGCGCGGCCAGATCCTGTTGTGTTTGAACCTGGCCTTGAGCACCGGCTCGTCGTACTCGCTCCCATTCCACGCCACCAACACGTCGTGATTGGCCACCACCTCCCCGAACCGATGCAGCAACTCCTGCTCCCCGGCGTCGTCGTCGCTCCTGGCCACGATAGTATCCCCAGGATGGCAATCCTGCGACCAGTAGCTGACCGACAGGATCCTGTGCTCCTCGGAGTGACTCCAGCCCAACCGGGCATCGGTCTCCAGATCGAAGAACAGCACCTTCGGGTCCTCGCTGAACTTCACCGGTCGGTCGGTCAGGAACCTGGAGATGGGCGGCAGGTCGGCCTCCAGGGGCTCCACCCCCTTGTTGCGCATCCAGTCCACCAGGCTCCTCAGGTCGTTGCGACTGCCCACCGGATACAGCCTGACGTACCCATCACTCGACTTCACGTCCAAAAGCTGCGAGTCCAGTTCCCGGCAACGGATCTGCCTGTACTCGTCATCGGTGAGGTAGAAATAGTTCCGGAACGGGTGTTGCTCGATCAGCTTGCGCTCGCCCTCCCAATAGGACAGGCATATGTTGCCCTGCTTGTAGTCGAACCACCCGGCGGTGTAGCCGTCCGCCCGGGTGGCCTTCTTAGGCGCACGCTTCCTGGCCATGTTTCACTCCGGAATGAGAACGAGGGATTTCAGGGGGACAGGCTCCCTCGGGCCTGCCTCTACGTGACACCATTGCCACACCCCCTACTCAACTCACTCACTGGCGAACTGGCAAAACTCCAGGGTGGCCTTGTCGCCACTGATCTCGATCTCGACCCATACGCGGTTCTCCTTGGGAACCTCCTTGTCATCCAGGCACACGTAGTACTGGGCACCCTCCTTCTTGCCACTCTTCTTCTTGTGTACCATGAATGACAGCTTGGACTTGCGGGGACGGCCCCGGCCATCTCCGTTGTCATCCTCACCGGCCACCTTCTCCCGGGCATCGTTCAACACCTTGGTCAGAGCGTCCCGGTCCAGGCCCTTGCCACCCTCGCTCTTGGGCAGCGCGGCCTTGAGCAGCTTGGGGCGCTCCTTGTCGGGCACCTTGACGATGGTCCGGCCGAGCAGGTCCAGCTTGAACACCGATAGTTTGGCGGCCTCCTCCTCGTCGAACCGCTCGGCGATCCGCACGTACATGTACGCAGTGGGACGCTTCATGGAAAGCTCCTTGTCCAGGAACGCATCCATGTCCTTGTACTTCATCTCACGCCACTGCTCGGTCTCGCTGATCTCCACCAGATGTTGACCGATCCTCCACGCCGCCGCTCCCGTGCTGGCATCCAGACGGCGGATCTCCTCCACCCTGTCCGTCAACGGTACCGCCGACTTTTCCGGCTCAGGCTCCTTCTTGGCAACCGCCGTTGTCTTGGTGGTGTTGGTCTTCTTGCCGGGCTTGCCAGGTTTGTCCTTGCCCTTCTTTTTGTCGGCGGTCTTGCTCTCGCCGGTGCGGTCGATGGTGTTCACCTTCTTCTTGTCACTACCACCGAACAATTTGTCGTACCCGCCGTCGCTGTTCTCGGAGCAGTCCCAGCCGCAGCGCCAGCAGTACTTGTCATCATCGCCAACGTACGTCGGCTCAGTGGGGAACTTGCAACCTCCCTCCTCCGGGTCGCACACATACTCCTGCTCCCCGACCTCTCCCCGGATGATCCGCTCCAGCGCCTTGTCGGTGACGCCCTCCGGTACTTCGATCCCCTTGTCCGCCGCGTACTGCAGCGCTACTTCCCGTCTGAATTTACCTGCCATGATCCGCCTCCTGTCTGAAAAAGTGTAACCAATTCGGCCGGCCGGAATTCGGCCGGGTCCATGCCCTTCGGCAACCTCACGATCTCAACTCTCTTTCCAGTGAACCACGCCCTGGCCTCCGTGGCCATGACGCTCCCCGCGACATCCCCCTCCCGCCAAACAAAGATGGTATCCGCCCACGACAGCTCGGACACCTGCTGCTCCGTGATCTTGCTTCCTCTGATCGCCACCGGATTGGGCAGGCCAGTCTGCCACACCCGCAAGGCGTCCGCCCAGCCCTCCACCAAGTTGACAACCCGCTTTGACCGGTCTGCCTGATCCAACCCGAACAAGCCCCACTCCGAACCCGCGGTGTTCCCCTTGGGCGTGAGCACCTTCGGGTCGCTGTCCGAATACGACCTGGCATCCCACGCGATAAGCAACCCCTGTCGCCTGACCGGCACCCACAACCTTCCCCTCCACACCCAGTCCATCAGGCCGAACGTCCTGATCTCCTCGGCCCCGAAGCCACGGTCTGACATGTACCTCACGCACGGTGAACCTGCCTGTATGGGCTGCAATCCAATCGGTTCTCGAATTCCTGGTGGTTCGTACTGCCTGAACGTCATGTTGTATACAACATCCTCATCCTCGATGTAAACACTTTTTTTTGAGGACCCCTTCACGAACTCCAGGGCCTCCTGGAACTCACATCCGCGGACTGTCATCACCAGATCGTACACACTGCCGCCCCAGTGACAAGAGAAGCAGTAGAACAACCCGCTCCTATCACCGTCGTCGGCGCGAATGCCCCACGACGGATTGCTGTCGGCATGCCTGCCCGACATGCACCTGGCCACTAGTTCACCACCCCTGCGCTTGAACTGGATCTCCAGCCTGGTCAGCAGGTGCTCAACATCGACAGCTCGGCGTATCTGGTTCAGGGTTGTTGTCACGGAAGTATCTTCACGTACTTTGCCCAGGCCACGAACAGGTTGAACCTTTCCTGACAACGTTTGTCCCCGGCTACCATCTCCCGCTCGTGGTACTCCAGATTATCGGAGCAGACCGAGATTCTCCTGTTAGCAAACTCCTCTGGTGACGTATCAGGAGCCGGGTACACCGGCGGTGTCGGCAGTACGAACTCGTTTTCGACCATCTCCAACTGCTCGACTGCGAACTTCAAAAAATTACGGAACTCCTCATCACGGGTCTTCTTGCGCCACTCCCGTAGAGTCTCCAGTGACTGTTGATATGCATCTATCTTGGGAACAAGCTCCGCCTTCCGCCGATCATATTCATCCCGGTTGGCACTACACTCGTTTTGGATCTCCTGGATCCACTGTTCCTCCGTCCTGCTCTTGAGTTCTTCCAACTCGGCGCGGTACTCATCGACGCGTTCCCGGTGGTAACTGTCTTTCTGCTCCTTCACCAACAGCTCGCGGATCTGGTCCTCTGTGAGATCCCACGGCTCCTCCCGCAGCATCACGAGCATTCCAAAATTACGCGACAGACACTCAACCAGCCACCTCTTCAGATCCCAATTCATCTCCTCCAGCTTTGCTGTATACCCAGTCGGCATTTTTCCACCTCCAGTTTAGAATGGTCTATCGTCAGGGGGAACAAACGAAGCTGCCTGCTCCACGTCCCCTATCTTGTCCCGGACCAGTCGGAACACCCACGGCTCAAAGTCGGCCATCATGGTGATCCCGGCCTCCCCCACTCGCTGCTTCTCCATGCCCACTTCCACCACGTCGTCCCGCAGGTGCTTGGTGTACATCCGCTCCCGGTGCATCAGCCAGATCACGTCGGCCACCTCCTCGTACATACCCGCGTCCTTCAGATCCCCCAGCACCGGCCGGCGGGTCCTGTCCTTGCTGCGGTCCTCCGCCTTGCGGCTCAATTGGGACAGCAGGATCCCGTGTACTTCGTACCGCTTCAGTATCGACTGTACACGCATCAACGCCCCGTTGATCCTTTGGGCCGACCAGTCCACCAGCATCCGCTGGAACAGATCCATCGCCAGGATGTCGTAGCCCCCGTCCGCCAGAATCTCCTCCAGGCGTTCCAGGGCGCTGTCGTTGGTCCACTTGCCGCCCAGGTCCACAAACGGGTTGTCCATGACCTCCAACCGATCATCCGTCCCGGCAATCTTCTTGGCCACCTTCTGGATCCTCTCCCTCTCCTCCAGGGACAGCTTATCGGGTGTCTTGATGATCCTGCTAGACTCAATCCCGGTGGAACACGACACCAGCATGTCCAGGAATCGCACCCTGCCGGACTCGAGAGGCAGCACCAGAATCCGGGGCTTCTTCCTGCGCTCCAGCTGCCGGCGCACCAGGTCCACCAGCAGGGTGGACTTGCCAGCCCCCGGTCTGCCAGCGATCACGGTTATCCTACGAGGCGCCAGTCCCTCCACCAGGTGGCGGTCGATGGACGCGAACCCAGTAGGGACGAACGGCACGTCCCCATCACACCTGGCCTGGAACTCCTGGAGCCACTGATCAGCGGTGCCGTGGATCCCAGACCTGGCGGACACATTGCGAAGCTCCTTCAGCAGGGTGCTGGCCGCGTCTATGCACTCGACGTGAGGCCTACCCCTGTCCTCCAGGCACTCCTGCACCTCCGGCAGCAGCTTCACCGCCCTGCGGCGGGAGGACTCCCGCTTCAGGCGCTCCAGGTATTTCTCGAACCCGTCCGCTATGCCCATGGACAGTAGCTTGTCCACGTAGTCCAGGCCGCCGAACTCCTCCTCCTCGCAGTGCACCGCGATGTTTGCCTTGTCGGGCTTGACCCCGTTCAGCTCGCACGCGCACACCGACTCGAACAGGATCCTGTGTTTGGACCCCTGGAAGTCCTCCTTGTGTAGAGAGCCGATGGCGCGCCGTCTGCACTTGGGGCAGTTGATCATGCTGGACAGGACAACCTGCTCGTTGACAACGTCGAAAGGCGCTCTAGGCATCACTCCCCTCCCTGGGACTCGTGACATCGATGTAGTTCTTCTCAGATTCCATGATCTGTTTAGCCAGTGCCGCCTCCTGCATGAAGCTCCTGTTGTAGTGCCACGCGCACCGGTCAGGCTGCTGCCCGGCATTCTTCTTGAACACCACGAACGCATCAATCAAACAATATTGGTTGGGCAGCTCGCCGTCCATCCCCCAGTTGACCATCTCTACCAGCAGGGGCTCGAACTGGGTGTAGTGCCTGAGCCTCTCCACCAACCACGTAGCCGACATACCCGGGTCGCGCAGGTGGGGGGTTCCCCTCCTAACATGCTCATCGCACCAGCCCAGGTTGCTCACGTGTAGGAACGCGTACCCGCCCTCCACCATCACCCGCTGCAGGTCATTGAGGTAGTAAGTGAGGCACGTCCGGTCGCAGTGCACCAGGCTGTCCCAACTGAACACGAACGACACACTGTCGTCCTTGATCTTGACCAAGTCCAGACCACCCGTATGGTAAAACCTTGCATGGGGATCATTACAGAAACGTTCACGACAATATTCCACGCATCCCGGAATTAGATCAACTCCAATCACATCACCGTAATCAAGACTGATAGCTTGGAGATCTAACAAACAATTAGTCATTCGTCCATGACCACATCCGATCTCCAACCAATGACCTGGAGGAGGTGCCAACAATGCCAACGGTTGAATGCGCGGCTCCACCGTCACCTGCCATAACTTGGCAGTACATCCCCATGCCTGGGACCACTCCTCCCCGTGCTCCTTCCACGGGCACTCGCTCCACATCTTCAGGTTGCCTTGGACGTTCATGTTTCAACTCTTCAACAGATGGATCATCATACCGATCCGCCGGTACAGTATTTCCAGCGACTCCTGCAGCACATGCTCCACCATCTCATCTGGGTTATCGTCAGTGCTATACAGGACCTCAGCGCCCATCACCAGCTGAAGTATGTTGTGGTTACCCTCCACCCGCACACCAGAGAACTCCGTGTTGTTGGTACGCTCCTCGATGTCAGCGTCCAGCAGCTGCACCAGATCCGCCAGCGAATCGAATGAAACCATGCTCTCCTCCTTGCCTATTAAACAGTGTTTAAGTTTAGTCATGCCCCCTGTCTCCAGGTTCTGTAATGGTCAACCCAAAACCACCATAATATCCGTTATGCTCATTGTGATTGACCAAGACAACAGTGCACTTGTCAGTGACGATCTCAACAAAACAACATTCGTGCATCCCATACTCCTTCTCCAGATCGGGCACCTCTTTGACATCGATCTTGACGAACGTCCCACCCTCCAGTTCTCCTGGCTTGTCGTCCGTCATCATGTATCTCTCCTCGCAGCATGACTGCCCGTCGTCCCAGATTGCAATCTCCTTCCCGTCAGTAAACTTTATCCTGAATTTGTTTGCCTCTGCCAACATATTCATTCCATCCATGAGCAGTACCACCAGACAAATAATGGATCATCACCCCAAACCCCATTTGATCTGACATTTGTACACCTCCAGTTATAAAACTCGTTTTACAACCTCCGGTCCGGCCCGTCTACCGGAACACACTCACACATCTGCATCAGCCGGCTGTACAGCTTGTCCCCGTGACCACCGCCTGTGCCGTACCGCCGGATGTTGTCCGGTCGCAGGTTGGTGGTCACGATGGTGGGCGCCCCTGCCCACAGCCTGCCGTCCACGATGGTGTACAGGCACTCCAACAACCGCTCGGTGGCCTTCTCTGCCCCCAGGTCATCCAGGATCAACACAGGTGTCGCCGATGGATCCGCCAGGTTCAAGATCGCCTCCTGGTCGTTGCGCGGAATCCTGACCGTGGGCAGGAACACCGTCAGCAGACCTGCCCCGATGAACCAGTTTGCAATGGCACACGCCAGGTGAGTCTTTCCACACCCAGTCTTGGGCCCGTACAGCATGATGCCCCTCTTGCCGTTCCACACAAGCTCGACCTGGGACACCCTGTCCTCGCCTACCAGTCCCATCTGACCGCCGAGCAACCACTGGCTGTATGATAGGGCAGCAACGTACCCGGAGTGGTTGGCCTGCCGTCTATTGGTGTCAAACCTGGAGAACGTCATCCCCCTTCCCACAGGACCAAGATTGCTGGCCCGGTACAGTTCACCCTCCCTTGCCTTGCTTATAGGCCTCAATGTCCTTCTTGATCCAGTCGGTTCTTTCCTCCGGGTACTCCTGTCTGCCTTCTTTCTTACCATGTCTGCCTCCGTATTGATCGATGCCCGACACGAACACGTTCCACGGATGGTGCCTTTCCACCAGCCACCTGGAGCGGTCATCGAAGTACCTTCCGATCCGCCGCCTGATCTCGGACAGGCCGAATATCTGCAGCAGCTCCTTCAACCGGGTTCTCTGCCGGCCGGACAACCGGAGTGCCGACTGCTCTCCGTGGGTCGACAAGTACTTCGATCTATACACCCGTTCCACGATTCCGATCAACACCTTTGTCGGTGCCCTCTTTTTCATTTCTCCCCTCTCCGTTTTTTTTTTCTTTTCCAATCTCCCGTCAGGTTTCCTTTTCCGCCAACGGGAAACTCCAATTATTTTTTTCCGGTCCCCTCCCTTACGTAGTAAGGAAAGTAATAGGGGGTTAAGTTAATATATATAGATCTTTTAAAAAGAGGGAGACGGGAAAATAAAAATAAATTTCCTAGAATCCCTCAAACCCTACCCTCCGGTCGTGAATTCTGGCACCTGTCCTCGAAAAACCGGTTCTGGAATTATTTTTCGGTGCCTATTTTATTTTCCACCGAAAAAGATCCGGCTGCCTGTTTTTAAACACTGTTTAACAGTCGTCCACCGACAGTACATCACAGATCGAACGCAGCTTGTTCAGGAACTCGCGCTCCCTGCGAACCCTGACCTCGTGGGTGTCGGTGTCCCTCTCCCTCGGCCACATCCTACGATCCCAGAAGTAAACCGCGGTCCCGAACTCCTTGTCGCCGTGAGGCCGGGCCGCCCTTCCAAACTGCTGAACCATCCTCCTGGGGTGCCCGTGCACAGGGCACGTAAGCAGCACGTGGGTCAAAGGGGGAATGTCCAGACCCTCGTCCGCCACGGTAGTGCCAACCCCTACCCTGCACCTGCCGGTGCGGAGCCCGTCTATCGTATCCGCCTGCTGGTCCTTGTAGTCGTTGCCGCCGACCAGCAATCCACTGGTGTATCCGGCCCTGTCGAACCTGGCCACCCACGACCTGCAGGCCTCCACCCGGTCGTTGAGCATCAGGATCCGGGCGGACTGGTCCCGCAGGATCTGCTGTGCCCTCTTCCAGATGATCTCGTTCCTATCCTCGTCGCCGTTCAGGTTGGCCAGCATGGCGTTCCAGTCGGGAGTCACCTGGGCATCGATTGCGTCCTGATAATCCTCATCCCAGAAGTCAGTGGGCACCACCTCGATCCGTGTCGGCAGGAGGCGCCCCGCCTCCATCACCTCCTGGCGCTTGATCTCGGTGGCCAGAGGACCGAACGACTCGTAGATCATGTACTCCAGGCCGTCCTTCCGGGTCTCGTCTGCGCTGCACCCGATCCGCCACCTGGCCGAACAGTGGTGCGTGGTGGCCTGGAACGTGTTGGCCGCCCAGTGGTGGATCTCGTCGCCAGCCAGGCACCCGAAGTCCTTCCACCAGGGGGCATCCGGCCTACGCCAGATGGTCTGTTGAACCCCGACCGTCAGGCTGCGAATCACCGTCTGTCTGCCACCCCCTATGGTACCAGGAACCACTCCCAGGAACCTGGACGCAGCCGCTATCCACTGTTGCATGAGCGGCTTGCTGTGCACCACCACCAGGGTCGGCTGACCTATCTCAGCTATGGCTCCCAGCAGACACACCGTCTTCCCGCTACCACACGGGCCCTTGAGCACGCCTCCACCCGCCTTCACCAGCTCCATGGCGGCCCGCTTCTGGTACGGCCTGAGCGGCTCCCTCATTCTGAACCTGACAGGGTCATGGAGCACCGTGTGGTCGTGGGGCTTGTCAATCCATGCGCCCTCGGCCGCTAATAGATCCCTGACGGTTCCAAGGGAACCGCGCGGCAAAAGTATCCAGGGCTCCCTGACCTCGTACGACCGCAGATACCTCTCGATCCCCTGCGGGTTCTGCTTGGTGGGCCCAGTGTAGAATCCCCGACGCTTGGCGTTCTTCCACTTGGGGTTCTCGCGCGTGAACCGCTCACGCAGCATGTTGACCAGCACAGGTCCAAGGTCGTCGATCTGCAGTGCCAGGTGCGTGTCGATTGCCGATCTGATATTCATCCAAGTCACCTCAGGAACAATTATAACCCATACTGGTGATACAGAGTAAACCAAAAAAAAAATCCCCCAGGGGCGCGTTGCCCTGGGGGATTTTCCCTACTTCATCGAACGCGTGCCGCGGCATCCTGGATACTTGGCGCAGCCGTAAAAACTCGGCTTCTTCTGGCCCTTCTTGGCCCGGGCCACCATCCGACCCTTGCAGACGGGGCACTCTGGAAGTGTGCTGGCCGCCTTCCAGGCCTCCCTGCACCGCTTCCGCATGTTGTCCAGGAAGCTCTTGGTGCGGTAACACCTGGACGACTTCCAAACGCCCTTCCCGGTCTCCCGGTCGACTAAGATCACCCGGCCGGCGTCCGCGCCGCATTCCCGAGTGCCGTTCCTGGCCACCGACGTGTACGCCCGGATGACGAGACCGGTATCGGCATGCTGCCTGTTGGGATCTGATTCGACTTGGATCACCCCGCGCTCGAACACCATCTCGTTGCAGCCCGGCAGATCTACCTCCTTGAATCCCATCTCGTGGAACAGCCCTTCGACTTCCTCTCTGGTTCTTTCAACGTATCTAGTTCCCATTTTTTGCCTCCTTCGATGGCCAGATGTCTGACGAGCGTGTATAGAAATACCGCTTGTTCAAACACCGGAGCACCATCTCTTTCTTTCCGTGGTCGACCAGTTCCAGCTTTCGGACATGCGGTTCAGGAAATCCGTGGTCGCCATCGACCTTCCTTCTCCTGATCTCTTCCTTGCAGGTTTTGATCGCGTTCTTCTTGGAAGAAAAATACTGGCTGTGGCCGATGCCCTCTGGACAACCGTCGTCGCAATCCTTGACCCAGCACGCCTCGTAAACAATCATGGTGCACCAGATTCGTGCAAACGGCGCAGCAGTACCGCCCAGATATAACCCGGACACCTGGCCACCACGAACATGCACAAGTCCTTCAGGTCGGTATGATCCAGGCGACACTCCATGCCCTTCTCGTACCAGTCCATCAGGAACTCCAGCGCACCGGGTACCGTTTCCGTATATGACTTGTTGAAGTTGCCAGATATGTGGCCCTGAATATGCATAACTGTGGCTTGCAGAGCATAACAGAAATCTTGCTCATCGACTGCGCCCTTGGCTTTTGCCATGAACAATTTGTAAGCTTCGTGTTCTAACATCACGGCACCTTCTTTCCGACTTGGTATCCCCGCATTTCCAAGAACGCCGTCGCTGCGATTTCCGCGCAGTCCGGTTGGAACCTTTCCAACAAATCGAACAGCGCTTGCGGAACGCCGACTGTCCATAACTCGTTCGGCATGGCATTCATGATCTTCATCCACCAACGTGCACAAGTGGTGATGTATGCGTCTGCCATCTCCTCGTTCTTGTACAGTCGTTTGGACTCTTTGCTAAAGTTCCTGTCGATTCTTACCATTACTGGCCTTTCCACTTTCTTTTTCTCGGTCATTTTCTACCTCCCTGTTTTGCACGGGTCCATTCCCGCGATAAGACCCTGCAGGTTTTTACACCTGCAGGGCAATCGTTTATAACAAACCACCTTCCTGCAAAAATCTGCTCGGTGACAGCGGCCTGACCTTGCCGCCCATCAACGCGCCCCTCGGACTGGTAATCATCAGATGGTCCCGCGCCCTGGTAACGCCCACATAAAACAATCGGCGTTCCTCAGCCGGCCCGACACCATCACCCTCAAATCCATCGGCCCTGGCATGGGGAAGCACCATCTCGCAGGCACCCGCCAAGAATACCACCGGCCACTCCAGACCCTTGGCCTTGTGCAAGGTGCTGATCCACACCGCGTCCGGCTGCTCGTCGTCCTCCTTGGCCTTCCTCTTGGTGTCCAGGATGTTGTCCACGTACTCCAGCATCTCCTTGGCCGTCTTGAACCTGCCGGCCGTTCGGCACAGTTCCCGAAGGTTGCTCAGCTTGCTGTTCTCCGCGGTGTCGGTGCCCTCGTCCTTGATGATCCACTCTTCGTATCCGCTCACCTCGATCAGCTTGGCCAGCGCCTGCGGAAGCACGCTCTGCTCGGCGTCGTTCGGCTCGATGTCGTCTCGCAGATTCTGTACCAGGCTGACGAACTCCTCGACCGCTCTTTCCTGCTTGCTCCAGATGCCCAGATCGTACATCCGAACATCGGAAGCTACCTGCATGAAGTTACCCGCCGACTCCATCTTGTCGATGGTCTTCTTGCCGATGAACCGCCACGGTCGGTTGATGGCCCGTTTGGCGCTCTCCACGTCGTTCTCGTCCACGGCCACCCGCAGGTACGCCAGGATGTCGGCCACTTCTTTGCGCTTGTAAAACTCGGTGCCGCCGACTACCACGTGCGGGATTTTCTCCCGGATGCAGACTTCCTCGAACGCCCTGCTCTGCGCGTTGGTGCGATACAAGATCGCCATGTCCTTCCAATCGACTCCGTCCTCGTGATAGGCCCGGATGCGCTCGACCACCGTCTCCGCCTCCGCGTCCATGCTTTCGCAGGACACGTACTCGACCGGATTGTTGTCCGGCCTGGTGGCCACGTTGGTCTTGGTGATCCGGTCCGGCTCGTTGCCGGTGATCACTTGGTTGGCGATCTCCAAGATCTGCGGAGTGCACCGGTAGTTGTGCTCCATGCGGAACACCCGCGCGTTGAACCGCTCCTCGAACGTCAAGGTGTACTCCGGCACGCTCCCGCGCCATTCATATATGCAGTTGTCCACCACGATGCCGTCCGCCACGTAGTTGTGATGCTCAGCCACCTCTAGGGATACGACTTCACCACTGTACTCCTCACAAAACTTCTTATGCACCGTTGTCCAACCATTGCCCGAAAGATGAACCTGCATCATGCCAGGAATGATGTTCGCCGCGTATGCTCTAAATGTTTTGCTGCCATGTCTTCCACCCGCGCGTCCCCATTTCGATTCCTTGCTTTTGCTAGATGGTGGAAACGGCCACAATGGACAGTGCTCCTGTAATTCGAAATCATCGAACAGAACATCGACAGTGCTGATTTTTCTAACATACCTGAACAAATCAGCCAGCCGTACTTGACCCAAAACATGCTTGGTCTGCGACTTAAAGCAAGCAGTTGGGATGCGATATTGTAAAGATATTTTTTGTTCCTGCAATGCCGCATCTCCCTTATTGTCGTAAACCGAAAGTATCCAAGCAGCGTCCGCTTCTTCCAGTCGTGCACGTTGTCCCAGGTGAAATGCACCGTCCATGTTGAACATCTGGCACCAGCCCACCCTGTAGTCGTCGCCCTTTTTCATCAGGTAGCACGCCCATCGTTCGGTTTTCTTGTCCGCCCATCTGACTGGAATCTTGTGATCTGATGTCGCCCTGGTTGAACAGTGACCTGCAAGAATCGTGTACAGGTCGCCATAGTACGAACGCCGTTTGGTGCGAACAACTCTCCTGTGCCCACCCACCTTACCATTGTGAGACTGGAACACCCGAACCATGTCACCGACTTCTAAGGAACCAAGTTCGACTATTCCGTCTGCAGTTTCTACTTCGGTGTCCGGTGGCTGGCACTGGTCGTCGTCACCGACCACCAGCAAGACCTTGGCCTTCTCTGCCAAGATCTTCATCAACTCGTACTGAGCCGCGTTGCTGTCCTGGAACTCGTCCACGATCACGTGATCGAACATGCCCTGCCACTTGCCGCGGGCATGCGGGTCTTCCTGCAGATACCAAACCGCCCCGGACATCATGTCGTCGAACGTCAGCAGTCCCAGCAAGTGCCGGCACCGCTCGTACTTGCGATAGACCTCGACGTACCGATGGTCCGGGTGACTGGCGTCCTCCGGCTTGACCAGGGAGCCCTTGCAGTTGCTGATGTACTGCTCCAGGTCGGTGATGTCGGCGTCTTCCCACTCCATGCCGAACACCCCGCTGTTCTCGACGGCTTCCTTTTTGCACCAGCCCAAGATGTCCTTGAGCACATAGTGCATCTTGTTGCCGTCCACCTTGTACTCGGCTTCGGGGCTGCCGTCGCGAACGATCTTGTATCCCAAGCTGTGCAAAGTGCGCACGTCCACTTGGGGTATGCCGATCCGCTCCTGCATCTCCAACGCCGCGTTCTTGGTGAACGTGGTGCACAAAATCCGCTTGGCCGAGCAGCCCTCGTCCACTCGCTTCCTGACCCAGCACTCGACGGTGTGTGTCTTTCCCGAGCCCGCGACCGCGCAAACGATTGCGTTGCCCTCGGTGTGGTTCACCACTTCTTGCTGTGTCTCGTTCAGCTTTTTCATTTCCTACCTCCCTGTTTTGCCCAGGTTCATTCCTGGGATATAAACGGTCACGCCTTTTACACGTGACCGCCTTGTCTACGTTGCTGGATGTAACGAGCAATCGTCGCGGTGTCCCGCGCCTTCCCAGCAAAAGCACTGATCTGACAACCCGAAATCCCATGCCTCCAATGCACACACGACCGAGCTGCCGTCGTCAAACCGGAATTTGACGGGATCGTCCGTGTGATCGCCCGAGCGAATTTCTTCCGCCACGATTGCCAGCGCTTCGCACCAGTCGCGGTCTCCAACAGACCAGCACTGGCCATCCAAGTCCTCGAAAAACTGCTTCGCAAATTTTCTTGCTTGGCTCATAACTACCTCCCTGTTTTGGCCCTCCCCTTTTTGAAAACGACCGGGCAAGGAAGGGAGGAACCCTGCCCGGTCTTGCCCCGCCGCAACAGTGCGGCAGACTCCGGTGGCCGATGTTATCCGGCCACTCGGGGCTATACCTCAGTCCATGATGTAAATGACACGCGCGTTCCAGTCTTTCAACACGTTCCTGGCGGCGACGGTTGCCGATGCCCGCTTGTTCGCCTGGCCATGCGTGTAGCTAAGCCCATAACCGCGACCGTACCACCGACCACTATATCGATACCCACCAAACTGCTTGAACAAGGCATCCAGCTTCTTGCTCAGTCTAGAGCCGAGCGGACAATTCTTGCCGACCGGGATCAACACAAAATCCATGTTGCAGGTCCCACCGTCGTCAGTTTGACTGGCCGCAAAACTCGCCGCCCTGTTCGCGTTCCTGAGATCTTGGACTAACTTTTCTTCTTGTTTTTTGTCCATCACTACCTCCCTGTTTTGCGCCGCTCAATTGCGGCGATATAGTCTCCCGGGATTTTACTCCCGGAAAACTGTCTTACTCCTCTTCCGGCCACTTCTCCTTGATGGCCACTGCGATGTACCTCACCGACCGGAACGGCCGCGGTTCGATCCGATCCAACACTTTGAATTTCAGCACCCTGGACACCGACCACTTCTTCGGTCGCCCTCCTAACGCGCGCTCCCATTCTTCCCTGGCCCGGTCGATAGCGGTCTGCGGTTTTCGATGTCGTCCCCACGCGCCCTGCCCGTATTCGTTGACTAGATGCACCTCGTATTGGATCGAGCAGTTGTTCAACATGTTGCGAACAAACCGCCGTCCATTTTCAAATTCCAAATACTTCTCCAGGCGCCGTTCCACTGTCCAACAATTGACGCAGCGTTTCGTGCCAGTGTAGTCGGTCGGTTCTCCGCACGTCTTGCAAGGCACCTTGACCGTCATCACATCACCTCGTACTTCAGAATCTTCTTCTTGGGGTTGTACAACACCTTCACGTCCGGGCCGTCCTCGCCCAGTTGGGTCCGGGCGCTCAGGGTGTACCCGGCCTTCTTGTTCCTCTTGCCGGTCTCCTCTCCAAGCTGCACCAAGCCGGTCTCCCCGGCCTTCACACCCACCTGCTCGCGCTTGCGGGCCCTGGCGCTGGCCTTGACTTCCTTGGCCGGCTTGCTGACCTTCTCCACGCCGTTGACACCGGATACCTGGGCCGCCCGTTCCACCTTCTTGGGCCGTCCGGGCGACCGGGACTCGATGCCCCGTTCCGCACGCTGCTTTTTGGCCACCTGCTTCAACTCCGCGGCTGTCGCGCCGTCGGCAGCCATGCGGGTCAACTCCTTGCGGGCGTCCTCGTCGCTCGCCCGGGCGATCACGTAACTGATGCTCGGGCCGAACCTAGCGGCCATGTTGCGGTCCATCGCCCTGGCGACCGCCATCATGTTGTACGCCGTTTGCGGCGTTCGGATCTCCTTGATGGACGCCAGGTACTTGCTGAACGACTCATGTCCGCCGTACTTCCAAAGCATCTTGTCCTGCACCTGCAGGAGCGCCTGACCGACTTCGAAAAACCGCAGCCCGATCTCCCGGGTTCCGGCCTTTACCTGCTCGGTCAGGTCTTCCAGCTCTTTCTGATTCCTGGTGTGATTTTCAGAGCCCGGGGTGTTGTCGATCACCGTGATGCGCCGTCCGGTGTCCGTCACCTCGCCGGTCTTTCCGTTGACGACTTTCAATGTGTCCTGCTCGGTGGCCGGCTTCGTTTTCATGCCCGGCTTCGATCCGTACTTCCGTTTCGCCTGTGCCATGTTCCTACCTCCCTCGTTTGCCCGCTCCATTGCGGGATAACAGTTCGCAGAAGTATTCCCTCTGCGAACCTGCGCTATTTCCTCGGAGGGGCCGGCCACACGTCGAGCAGCCCTTCCCGAATCTGCGCGCCCTCCAGGACCCAACAACCAGCGCCTACGTACACCCACGATTTACCGTCCATGATTTTCTTCTCACCAATCTTCATTTCGTCACCCTCCTGACCACTTCTGTAGCAACCGCCTTGGACTCCTTTTCGTCCAAACCGAATTCAAAATTGATGATTCTTCCCAGGTAAAGCACCGCCCATTTTGGCGGGTCGTTGGGATACTGTGCGATCCTGATCTTCGCCAAGGTACCCAAGAACACCGACCGTCGGGCGAAGTCTTTGACCAGCTCTGGATCCACCTGGCACCGCTTGCAGTAACTCTCGCTCTGGTTTTTCTTTCGTCCGCAGGTGCATTTGCTTGAATTGACTGTCATGATAGTTCCTTTCGAACGGTTGATATCACGTGCCATTTAATGGCGCCAATTTTCTTCATGGTCACATCCTCATGACCGATTATTGTTTTTACGATAAAAAATTCACCAGTCTTCAACGTATAAACAATCTTTCGAAAATCGACCATAACTACCTCCCTGTTTTGCCCGGGTTCATTCCCGGGATAGAACGGGGCCGGAATTCTATCCCGACCCCGCCAACTCAGTCGCTTCCGTTGGTGGGCTCTTGTTCGTCGAACTTCCGATCCAAGATGTAGTCGACCGCCTTCTGGGCCCGTTGCGCCGCGCTGACGATCAGTTTAGGATCGTCCTTCAGCCGCTTGGCCCAGCTTTTGATGTATGCCGCGCTGTTGCGGTCCACCTTCGGACGGCGCAGTCCGAACTGCGCGTCCAACATGGCGGCCCCGATTTCCGCGACCAACTCTTCCTTGCTGTAATCCTCGCTGCCGAACGGGTTGATCCTGGCGTCGTAGTCGAACCGCGCACAACGTCCCGGGGTGCCGGTGCTGTGAACAGTCTCGTGCGACCGGGTGCGGACATACTCCACGCTGCTCTTGTACTGGCTTTCGGACGGGATGGTGATCGAATCGTCGGCCGGCCGATAAAACGCCCGGTCCGAGCCTTCCTTGACCTCGATGCCCTCGCGCTTGATGTAGTCGACAAACGCCATGGTCGATTCCTTCACCGACTTGGCCAACGCCTTGCCGTTTTTCTTGGGCTTGTTTTTGGCCCGAGCCTCTTTGAGCCACTTGGGGTACTTGCTCTTGGGAACGGTCGTTTGCTCCAACGACCAGACCCGGTAGTAGAACATGGTGAAGCTCTTGCGAACCTCGTCCGTCTCGGCGCCCTTCTCGTCCTTGACCTTGTACCCGCTGATTTTCCAAAACACCACCGGAATGGACTTCTCGCCCTTCTTGATCCGGCCGCCCGCTGCGTTGATCATCTTCCTGGTGAGCCAGGGTCCTTCCCGGCCGGTGCTCAGGGTCATCAGCCAATTGAGACCCCGGTACTCCTTGCCGTTCCACCGATGGGTGGAAGTGCCGTTGGAAATCCACGGCTTCTCCCATGGGGGAATGTCGTCGTCTTGCATGGCCTGCACGAAAAAATCGGTCACCTTCTGATACGGATAAGACACTTTGCCATTCTTCATAACTACCTCCCTGTTTTGCCCGCATCATTGCGGGATAGAGGCGCGACCCGGGAATTACCCGGGCCGCCCTGCCGGTCTAGTCGGGAATGGATGCCCACTTGCTGACCGAGCGCCGATAGAAGGCGCCGTTCTTTACCATCCAGTCGGCTTCCTTGCGGGCCTTGTCCATGATCTTCCGGCGCGCCACCCTCTCGTCGCCGTCGTCGCCACAGAAATGACCGATCATCAGGTTGATCAGTTCCTGCCTGATGTGCTGCAGGCTGCCGACGCAGTTCCAGTCGCCGTCGCGGCCCAGCTCCTCGGACACCTCAGCGACGACCTTCAGCAGTCCGCTGATCTCCTTGGTCGCCTCGGACACCAGGTTGATCCTCCGCTTCTCGTCCTTGTTCAGCTTCGCCATCTCGTACCTCCCTGTTTTGCCCTGACGTGATTGCCAGGGATAGGACCCGGTGACCCGTTACGGTCACCGAGCCAGACACCTACTCGTTCTGTTTTGCCCGGCGTCGCCGGGATGGTTGTAAAACTCGTTTTACAATTTGCCCCGTCCGGGAATCGAACCCGAACAAACCCTCCAGGGGGACACAAGCCCGGACGAACCGGGCTGTTCCAACACACGTCGATAGACGTGCACGCACCATGTGACTCGACCACGTTTTTGCCCGGAGTGTGCCAGGCCGATTCGCGTCAAGTCGATGCGATTTAAAACTAGGGAGGAGGTAGATTTCTAAATCGCCGGCTGCAACCTAAAACCGTCGGTCGGTTCGCCTCTTCGATTTCGTTCTCCAGGAATTCCCCGGCTCCCTCCTTCAAGGGTTCACCGCGCTCTTTCGAGCGGCGGTCCTGTCTAGACCGCCTCGCTTCATTCCTGGTTCCTGGTTCCCCGTGGGGTCCTGCCAGCGCCGTTCTTGCTGCCCGCTGGCACCCGGCTAGTTCGCCGGTTGGGCTGTTCGGGTCGCCCCTGCGCTCACCCTTCGATTGTCAGCCGCACCTAAAAACGCCGGTCGCGATTGCACGCAGGGCTAAGCCGCTCGTCCGGTTCGTGATGTCGGATGCTTCCGGAGTCGCCGCTGTTGGCGCTCGACGGACGGTGGGGACCGTGCCCATGACCGCTGCCGCCTTGCTTGCCCTGCCGCTCTGTGAGGTGCTTGCTCATATGACCATTCTACCAGGTTTACATTGTAAACCAAGGAAAATTCCGACAAAAAAACTAAGTAATTGCGGTCAGTTGTATGAATATTTTGGACGAGGGGTTGTTCCGTCTGTGGGACGCCTGCGACGACTGTGGTCACCCTGGCTGCCAGGGACGATTGTGGTCTGCCTGTGGTCCTCCTAGCATCCGTTGTGTGGTGCGCCACAGCTCGCTGGCAACCCAGGCCTACCGGCCTGGCCGGCCAAAAAATCCTACAACCTGGTTGAGCCGCCGTAGGTTTTCTGTGGATGGAGCGGTGCTGCCGCGCAACCACTTGCCGACTGCCACCCGACTGGTATGGACAGCCCGAGCGACGCCGGCCAAGCTACCGAGCAGATGCACCGCGCAGCGCACCAGCATTTCCACCTGACCGACCGGCATGCGCTTCTGCTGGCCATCATCGTCTTCATAGATCACTGCAGCCATCTCTGCCTCCCTTCCCCACCGGAGGCCAGGATGCCACAGTCAGGTTACAAATGTAAAGAGCTACTTCTTGGTCAGCAGAACGACACCACCACCCACGAGTACGCCTGCAACCAGAGCGGTCGCGGCGATCAGAATCACAGTACCGGTGGACCAGGTCTCAGAGTTGACCTGGTGCTTGCCCCTGCACAGGTCCAGATCCTTTCGGCACCGGGCCTCGCTGCGGCCCGCCTCGAGAACCCGCTCCATCTGCTCCCGAGTGAAGCAGCCCTTCTCACCAGGCTCACACCACTTCTTGCGGACTAACGAAGGCGGCCCCGGCGTGGTGCCTTCACCACCGTGCTCCTCTACCGGGGCCGGTTTCCTTTCCTGTCCGCTAGCCGGTGCCACCATCAGCACGGTAGCGATCAAGCATGTCAAGAATCTCATCGTGCAGCTCCTCATCGCTCAGGGCGCGGATCTCCTCCCGGTCGTTCAGCCTGGCGATTACGTCCAGGGCTGCGTCGCGCTCCGCCCTGAACCTGGCCTTGTCCCTGCGCTCCTTGACCACCCACAGGACCAGGACGGTGCCGCCCACCAGGACGGCCCCCGCGATCACGACCACCAGCAGGTTCTGCCAGGCCATCACCCGCTCGCCTTGCGGATCTTCCTGGCCTCCACCTTGTCGGCGAACTTGGCCCGGCTCTCCTTGCTGAAGATCAGCTTGCCGAACGCGCTCCACATCAGGGTCGCCGGTCCAGAGGCAGTGAACGACTGGTAGATCGCAACACCCACGTCAACATCCGGCTTGGCCAACTCCACAGCGCAACTGCACAAGACTCCCACGACAGGCGCCAGGAATGCCAACCACAGCGGTTCCTTGACGATGAACCTGGCGATGGCCCACACCGCAAGCATGATGGCGGTGGCCCCCACAACCCACCAGTCGCCCCCCTGGAACGCGCTGGCCAGGAACGCCAAAACACCGCCAAGGTTCTCGTCGGGATCCAAGCTGGTCTCCTGCGCGATCACCGCCACCGAGTACATCAGCACCCACAACCCAGTCAGCATCAGCATCAGCCTCTTTATTTCCTTCATCACTGCCTCCTTTATGGCCCGTTCAGGATCGGGCTGCTGTAAACATTCCACGTGTAGGGCGCGTTCGGCCCGCTGGCGATATCCGGCGTCAGAGTCGCCCCGACTGCGTCATTGAAGTCGATGTAGCACATCGGGTACGTGTCTGGATCGCAAATCTCGTAAGGTTTGATTGCGTTGTCCAGGATCTGCTGCAGCTGGCCACCGGTGTATCTATAACCCTTCACCCATAGCGCCCAGTATATGCGACCCTTGTAGAACTGCTGCGCGTAATCGGGTGCACTAGAATGCCCGTGGGCGGCAATCCTGACGCGGGACGAGCTGTCGTCTGTGACTGAGCCGAAGCAGAACGAGTAGGTGTTGATCGCCTGCGGGGTGTCGTCGTATATGCTACGGTACGACGAGTCTATGCTGTTCTTGAACCTGCCGGCGAGCACTGTGTCTATGAACGGGTGCGCCATGTCCCCGGTCTCTGCGTTCTGTAACCCGAACGCTCCGCGCCAGACTCCGAACCCGACCGGCCTGCTGTTGCCCGCCGGGAACGTCCCGTGGTGCGTGGTGTACAGCTTCCAGGAGTTGTTCCCGCCCGGGTAGCCATCCTTGGTGTAGAGGCCATACGTACTGACAGCCGCGACTCCAGACGCTTCCTGCCTGACGCCGACTATCACCGAGCACTCACCCTCGTCGATCTCGAAGTCCTGGTTGCTCGCCAACCACAGGTGGTCGTCCACCCCGTCGAACCACCACCAGTCGGCCCATGGATCCTCTATGACCTCGGCCGAAAGGACCACCGGGGCTATCGGCTTGTATACCTCACTGTAGTCGTCGATGCTCACCAGGTCCAGCACCATGTCGCTGCCTGTGCCGCGCCGGATACCGATCACCTTGAACAGGGAGTCCCAGTTTTGGAACTCGTCCTCCACCCTCACGGTGGCCCACAGGGGAACGTTCACCGCACCCAGGTTGACCCGATAGCTGACGAACACACGCATTCGGCTGTAAGTCTCGACGTACCAGTCCATCAACCAGGCAGCACCGTCATCGCTGTTCAGATCCCCCGCGTCCACGTCGCCCATAGCGCGCCGGCCGTACCTTTCCTCCGACCTGCGGCAATCCTGGTTGTTGGAGGAGGTCTTCTCCAGGACGGATATCTTGCCGCCCCTGAGGCTGCTGCGGTTGTACCTGATCACGAACTCGTTGAACACGTCCGACCGCTTGGTTTCGGTCGGCCCGGATACGCACTCCTGGATACTACCGTCCGCGAACGACAGGTGGTGCATCACGTCCCGATCCCACGTCAACGGCTTGAACTCGTACTTCCTGCCCCGCGGGATCATGCCGATGGGCAGCATTCGCAGGACACGGTCGATCAGGACTTTCAGTACCCCGCCCCTGGAAGACCTTGAGTTGAACACCATGCCCAGGTCTACTTTGGGCATGGCCAGCTTCACCTGCTTCAGCGACGACAGGTCGAACACATCGTCGTTGTTGGCGAAGAACGTGAGCAGGTACCGAATCACCGACTCGACATCGGTATTTGCGTGACCGGTCACGTCGGCGGTCACCTCCGCAGTGGCCGCGTTGTCGTTGGTGGTCACCCGGTGGTAGACGTTCCCCTCCGCGTCGGTCTGCCTGGTCTGCGCGGACACCGTCAACGCAGTGTCCTGATCGTACACCTCGGACACCTGGGCCCCTCCGGCGTACTCGTCCATAGGGTCGCCCATGGCCAGGAACACGTTACCCGCGATGGCACCGTCGATGTTGAGCACGGGCGACTTCTTGCAGCTTCCAATCACAATGGGGTACGGCTTGCCAACATGGTCGTCGATCAGATTCGGTATCTTGGTCTGGTCGGCCACCACCGGGGGGAACCGCTGCTCGCCCTCCAGGCGGGTGTCCTCCACCCTGAAGTCGACGGTCTTCTCCTGTTCGTTATACGTGGGGTCCTGCAGCCGGCCGCGCAGAAGGTGGAACGCCTGGTCGAAGGTGAAATCCCTGCCGATGATGTGCCAGTACACGTCCACCCTGATGTCCTGCAGTAGCAGCCCCGTTCTTCTCATCTCGGGGATTGGAAACCGCTCGGACATCACCGTGAACTTCATGTCCTGCACGCTCGGCTGTCGACCGAATACGTCCACCTTCTCCTTGTGCACCGGGTCGTTCATGATGGCCCCGTGGAACCTCATCCACGGGCCGTCGGCGGCGGACTGCACATCCACGTCGATGGTGCTGAAGCAGTACCGGTTGCCGCCGGCGTTGATGTCCACCAGGATGCACGCGCGCGCGTTGCGGTCGTCGGCCAGGCCCTGCCAGCCGTTCTTTTTTACATAGAAGCTCAAAGCACTTCCTCAAGCTTTATGGACTGCTCCCACATGGACCTGTGCCAATCCACCGCGGTGGCGACCAGCACCTGGCTCTCAACCGAGTAGCAGAGTCGGCTCTGGTCCGCGCTACCCATGCGCCTGACAAGGATCGGCTCGTGAAACACATTGTCGCTGTCCTCCACCAGACCAGCGTCGTCGTCGATCCACACCATCGGGTGCACGCTCTGCCGCAGGAACCTCCACAGCTGGGACGGGTCGGTGATGCCCATGCCCCTGTCGAAGTGACCAGTGTACTTGACGTTCACCACGCGCTTCTCCTGGCCCATCTCGTCCACTGACTGGACGCCCGAGCGGCCTGCCGTCACCTTGACGTTGGGGATGGTCGTGATGGTCGATTCCCACGCATCATCCTTGAGGTCGTAGGTGCGCCCGATCACCAGGCTGCCCAGTCGCAGCTGCGCCTCCGTGGGACTCGCGTACTGGGATGCGATAGTCAGGCGCAGGCGCTCGTACGACTGCATGGACGCGAACTCGAAGAAGAACCGGTCGGTGAAGATCACAAAGCTGTCGGTGGCGCCCGCGCCTGCGGTCTCCACGTCCTCCTCAAGGAACAGAGTATCCGTGTTGTTGCCCAGGATCCTGTACGTCCGGTTGGCCAGGGAGCCGGTGGTGAACCGGACGTAGTACTTCCGGTAATCATCCGACGCGAACTGCTCCGGGATCATGTCCTCGTAAGGGGACATGGTCATGGTAACTGCGTTCTGGTCGATACTGGTCACGCTGCGAAGGATCATGTAGGCCAGCTGGGTGCCACCATCGCTGTCGAACAGCGTAGACCAACCCCCGCCACCCGCATCCCCGCCCTCCAGCTTGCAGTGCAGCCAGTTCCTGCCGAACACCGCGAACGCGTTGAAGTTGTACTTCATGTCCGCACTGTTGATGTCCTCGCCCCGCTCCCACTCGAACACCTGGGCGGAGCTAGGGGGGCTATCTTCAATCGGCTCCTGCCACCGGATGCTCGGGCTGTCCACGAACACATTATCCGCCTCGTAATGCGCGCCGGTGCGCAGGTCCCAGTCGTCGTTCAGCCTGGCGAATTCCCCCTCCCACTTGCACCCGAAGCCCTGCATGATGCCCACCGGATTGAAGTGGCACTTGCGCCCCCGCAGATCCTCGTCGAAGTCCCAGTCGATGTCTACACACCCCTCTCCGTAGGCAAACGACCTCCAGTCGCTGGCCGCCGCGCCGGCCGCAACGTACATTCCCCACCTGACCTCGTCGTTGTCTGCCGCGTACGCGTCCTCCTGGAGCGCATCGTAGGTCAGCACCAACTCCATGTGGGCAATCTCCCGGTAGTCCCCGGACGGCGCGCGGTACACCCTGACCTGGTTCTCGAACGCCAGAACCACGTAGTAGTTCCAATCGGTGGTTGCCCAGTTGGTTGGTGTGAACGTGTCCACCGTGCTGGCCCCGTTGACATCGTACAACCCAAGGCCGGTGGTGCTGACGGTCACGTAGAACTCCACGTCCTTGTTGGACGGCCCAGAACACAGGATCACCTTGACCCGGCCGGCGTTGGAGGAGCTGGTGACCGCCTTCACTTCGAACGAACACATCATCCCCGTGTCGTACGAGTCGTTGGCCAGCGCCCGGTTGTAGTTCAGATTATCGCCGACGCCGCCCGCGGTGATCGCCAGCTCTCCGAACTCGCCATCAAAGGCCAATGCAGCCGCGCCCGCGCCCGCCTGCACTCGAGTCCATATGTTCAGGTTAGGGTCAGGGTCGGTAGTGGACGGGTATGCATGTGCGGTCCAGATGCGCAGCCACAGGTCCAGAGTCGGGTACATCTGGATACCAGTCCACATGGACGCCCGGTGGATCATGATTTTGTAATAGTCGCTGACCCCGTGGGTGTCATGGTACAGCACCGCCACGTCTATGAAGCAGCTGTCGTGGAACTCACGGGCGCATACACCAGAGCTGTCGCAGCCGTCCGAGTCAGCGCAGCCGAAGTTGAAATTGTTTTTGCCATCCCAGCCGCTCACCTTTGGGTTGTCCTCGGTCTCCTGGTAGACGTGGAACACCTCGAACGGCGACACCCCGGCGGCGTCCTCGATGCTGTACATGTGCCATGTACCGTCGTACTCTTGCATGATGGTGCAGTTGGCGTCGCACACCTGCCCGGTGTTCGTGCTGGTGGTCGCCCAGTTCCAGCCGTCCCGGCTCTCGTCCACGTACACCAGGGCATTGGTCCTGAACGCAATGTACAGCATACCGTCCTGGCCCCTGCATAGGTCCATGTTCGGCTGGGTCGCGGGCGCCGCGCTGTAGATCGTGGAGCCGGAGGAAGACCACGTGTATCCCCCGTCGTCAGACACCCTGGAGAACACGTCAGTGGTCCCTCCACCCCCGTTACTGCGGCCGTAGCACACCACCAGGCGCGAGCCGATCCTGTCGATCGCACACGACCACGTGTCCGATGACAGACCCGTTATGTTGGCGATGGCCGTCCAGTTGGAACCCTGATCGAACGACTTGAAGAAGTGCAGCTGGTCATCGTCGCTGATCACCACCACGATGGACCCGTCGTCCAGTTCCACCGCATCCACACTAGGCACGTTGGTGGCGGTGATCGCAAGGTCGGACTGCAGGCTGTTGTCCCTCCACTGGTAACACATATCCCCACTGCCCAGCTGGTCGTGATCCTGGTACACCCTCATCTCCCAGGTGTGCACCTGGACCGAGGTGCCGCTCTGCCTCACCGCAAACAACATCCCCTCCACCCCGTAGTTGGTTCCCCTGTCCTGCCACTTCCGCAGCCTGATCATCTTGGGCGAGTAGTAAGGGGTGGTGTTGTCCACCGCCAGAAGGCTCTGGTTGTATACAGGAATGTTGGCCCACTCCGCGCCCATGCGGTTGTACTCGTCGCAGATCTCGTCGTCGTCCTCGTCCTCCAGGAACTCTAGTAGCAGGGAGAATCGGGCGCCCTCATCCGGGTACTGATTGCGGTAGTTGCCGGCCTCCTCCACCTCCGCGTTCATGGCCTGCCGGCTGCGCACCCGATCGCCCACCCCGTAGAACCCGGTGGGCCCGAAGTTACCGCTGTTCGGCTCCGCGATCTTCAGCACGTGTTGGTCTCCCACCGGCTGGATCTCCAGCTGGTCGGCCAGCACCACCCTGTCGGCCAGTATCCTTCTCATCTCGCGTACTCCAGCCCGGTGACATTGCCACCTTGGATAATCTGGTTCATGCGCCCGGTCCCCTTCCGGATGCTGTTGGACTGCATGCCGTCGACCACCTTCTCCGTGTCCTCCGACATCATGTGGTCGATGCGCAGGTTGTTGATTATCGTGTTGCCTCCGATTCCCTGACCACGATTAATCGCGTCGATCCCAGCCCTTCCACCTAGCGCCGACATGACCTCCTTGCGGATCACACCCTCCCCGGCCTCCAGTATGGTCGGCACCTCGTTGGCACCCAGACGTGGCTGCACGAACATGCCGGTGTGAGCCCTCAGGGCGTTACTGAAGTCAGCAAACCCCTTGGACATGCCACCCATCTGTTCCACAAACCCACCACCGTGGAACAGGGAAGCAATGAAACCTCCCACTGCCCCGATGCCAGCGCCGAGTGCGGTTCCCACACCAGGAATCACAGATCCGATGGCAGCACCGAGCCCTGCACCCGTCAGGGTCCCACCGATCATTCCGCCGCCCGTGCCGCCAATCCCAAACGACAGTACCTCACTCAGGGCCTGGTACACCGACTTGGCGATGGCATGCACGATCAGCGGGATGTTCTTGATGATGGCCGATATGATCTTGGGCAGGTTGGTGATGAACGAGTCTATGATCTTGGGGATGCCCTCCTCCGCCAGGTAGATCAGCGCGTCATCCAGGTTGTCCGCGAGACTCTCCCAGAACTCCACCGCCCCGTCCACCAGGCCCTGGACCGCCTCCTTGCCGTCCGCCAGGGCGGACACCAGGGTCCCAGCCCAGTTGAACAGCATGGCCCCGGCCTTCTCCATGAACCCGGTGGCCACCTTGGACAGGAAACCCTTGTCCTCCTCCCCGGGCTTCACCTCAAACTCCGCGTACCGTCTCTTCTCCTCTTCAGTCTCCAACTCGGCCCCGCCTACCTTGGCGCCCAGCGCCTTCAGCAGCGACGCAGTCCTGCCGGTGGTCTGGAACTTGAACATGTCGGGCATCTTCCGCTTTATGCTCTCGAACACCTCGTCCCACTTCTTCTCGAACTCGGTGAACCACTGGCTGATGCCGGACATCATGGAGACAGCGGACTCCTTGGCGACCTTGTCGGCCGCCTCGGCCTGGCGCTTGTAGAACTCGTCGACCGCACTGCCCATCATGTCCAGTGAGTCCATAAACAGCGCCTGGCGCTTGCGAAGCTCCCTTTCGTAGTCCTTGGTCCGCTTCGTGCCCGTCTTCGTGCCCGTCTTCGTGCCTGGCTTTCCCTTCTTGGCAGGCTCTCCCTCGACTGGTCCTGTCACCATAGCAAGACCAGTGCCGATCCCCTCGGCGGTGGACTCCGCCATGGCCTTCTTCCATGTCTGGAAGAACACGCCCGTCTTGGACTGCTTGTACGCCTCGCCTTCCATGGTGGTCACCACACGGGCAATCACCTCGCTCCCGAGGTGGGAGCTCTCCTTGGCCAGCTGGTACAGCTTACCGAAACCCTCCACCGCGAATGCAATGGCCTTTAGAACGAACCCGGCCGCCTTGGCGATGGCCATGAATCCGCCGACGATCTCCTTCTGGTTGTTCTTCACGTAATCGCCGAAGTCCTGTAGAGCGTCAAGCACGTGGGGCATCACCTGCTCGCCGATCTCAATCAACAGGACGTTCAGTTTGTTCCAGAACATCTTGGTCTGCTCGTCGAAAGTCGCGGCCATCTTCTGGTACGCAACCTCCGTCGCGCCAGTGGCCACCTGCATCTCCTCCAAAGAGGAGCGGAACTTGTCGATCCCGCTGCTAGCCAGAACGGACAGGCCGGTGATGGCTTCCTGCTCGATGCCCAACTTCTGCAGCGCGATGGTGTCCCCCTGGGTGACCTCGTTCAGCTTCTCCAGAACCCCCACCAGACCGTCCCGCTTCAGGATGTCGCTGGCTGCTTCCCCGAACGCCGCATCCAACTCCTTGCTGCCCTTGGCCGCAACCCTCATGATCGCATTCAGGGACGTGAACGCCCGGGCTGATGGGACACCACCAGCGGTCATGGCGGCCATCGCAGCATTGACCTCTTGGAACGTCACGCCGGCACCGGCGGCCGCGGAGGCCACTGTGCCCATACCCGCCGCCAGGTCGTTGAAGGTCAGCTTCCCGAGCTTGACAGACTTGAACAAGATGTCGCTGAAGTGAGTGGCCTGATCCGCCCCCTGTTGATAGGCGTTCAGGGAGGTGGTAAGCAGGTCCACCGCGCTGAACACGTCGCTCACGCCCGCCACACTGGCCTTCTGGGCGGCCTCCAGGAGCTTCATGGCACCGGCCGCGTCCTCGGTTCCCTTGGTACCGGCGGAGATGACCTGGTACAGGCCCTTGCTTAGCTCGTTGGCGGCCGAGCTGCTGCGGCTGGCCAGATCCTTGATGGCCTTGTCGAACTTCTTCATCTGGGCGGGCGCATCCTTGCCCAACAGGGTGCTCACCTCGGCCATGCTCTTCTGGAACTCGTTGGCAGCCTTCACCCCCTTGTACATGACACCCACGAAGCCGGCGGTACCCATGAGGGCACCCCACTTCTTGGCAAATCCCAAGATGGCCTTGTCCGCGCGCTTGAACGCACCCCTGATCTTGGCGACCGTCTTGTTGCCAGCCTTCCCGGTCTCCTTGAGCTGATTCTCCGTGTCCTCCAAATTCTTTATCAGGTCGCTGAACACCTTGTCGGTGTTCCCCTTCAGGGCCTTCATCTGGAGTATGAGATCAGCCTTGGCCATCCTGAACTACCTCCCGGGAAACCTTCCCATGGCGAACGCCGACATCACCTGGCCCATGGGGGCGTCCATGCTCACTACTCTGTAGCCGGGCTTCGGCCTGAACCACGACGGCAACCCGGAGGCACCAGGGGTCGACTTTTCATGGGCCCCCTCGGCCCTCTGACCGGCAACCTGCGGTCCTGCAGTCGCGGCAGCTGTACCGGCCTTGCCCCCTCCCAGCGACCTGGCCACCAGGTTGAGGATCAGCGTCTTGTCCTTCATATACACGGCCACCGCGTGCATCAGTTGCCTCACCGTCATGTCGTTGGCAACGTCTTCCTCCGCCATGCCCCTGGTGTTAGCCACCAGAGTGATGGCATCCATCAGGGTGTAGCCGTCGCCTCCGCCCCCGTCGCCGCCTGCTGCCCCTGCGACACGAGGGCCATGTATTTTTTTGCCAGCTCGCCGAACTGGTTGACCTCCAGGAAGGCCTCCATCATCACCGCCTCCTGGTGGACCGACAGGTTGTCCTGTATCCACTCGAATAGCTCGGGGCTATGCTTGAAGTGGTGCGCCGGATGGGGCACCACCTTATCGTCCTTGCCGCGATTCTCCGGAACGTCCAGCACCACGCAGGCCAGCAGGGTCAAATCTCCCTGCAAGAGCGCCAGGATCTTGTCCTGCAGCCTGGTCAGGATCGTGAAAATGTTCACGTCCTCCCCCACCGCCTCCTCCAGGCGCTTCTCCAGATCCTCCCTGGCGATGTCCTTCCCTGCCAGCTCCTTGAGCACCTGACCCCGTCTCTGACCCGCATCCATCAGCGGTTGGAACAGCTGGGCCAGGTCCAGCCCGGCCCCCAGGATGCTGGCTACCGCGTCCCTCTTCGCGGCCGCCAGCTCCTTGACAACCATCTTCCTGTCGCCGACCTGAATCTCCACACGATTCGGCGCCCATGCCTCGTACGTCTTGATCTCCATTTGCCTGGCCTCTCTCCTGTTAAACACTGTTTAAAAAGGGCGGCGGCCGGTTGCGAGCCAGGCCGCCGCGGTTGCCCGGTGGCTCCTCCGGGATGTCGCTCTTATGCGGGTGCTGGCGACCAGATGTACCCCAGCGGGTTGGTGGCGTCGCCACCGTAGTCCCCGTCGGTGTCATCGATCCCGGTCGCCTCGAACGGGCTGCCCTGCGCCTCGGTACCTCCCCCCAACTGGAACAGCGACGTGGTCATGCACTTCCAGATGCAGAACTCGATCGCAACGTTGTCGGAGCAGCGATGTCTGCGGCCCCTCAAGGTGTAGAAGTAATTCGTGCCCATCGCTCCGATGTACACGTAGCTGTCCGTGTTGGCCAGGGTCTGCCCGACCAGAAGGCTGACGTTCCGGCGGTGGATTTCCTCCAACACACCGCTGAACTTCATACCTGTCCGGATCGGGCAGATGTGGTCGACCTTCTTGGGCAGACTGGTGTCCTCGTGCATGTAGTACTCGCGCGAGACCTCCAGCACGCCCTCGGGGCAGTTCCCAAGCTGGTAGTTCACACCGCCGGCGCGGGCGACAATCTCACTCCATTCGCCGACAAGGTACGAGCCCTCGTCGATCCCGCCCTGCTTGGTGAATCCATTCCACATGTTGGTGCCTCCTCCTCTTAGTCGTAGTAGGAGAACGCCCTGCTAGCGTCCTCCAGCATGCGGAGCCTGTAGACCAGGCTCCTCCTGGCGACGCCGTCCTCGATCCCCAGGAACTGATCGCCCTCTGGTTCTCGGAACGTCCCGTCGCTATTCTGGACCATCAGCTTCGCTCCCGATATCACGGTTGGACTTGCCGGAGTGGAGAAATCGTAAACCTGGATGCAGTTGGTGTGCATGGCGGCTATCAGCTTCTGCACCGTGTCACGTAAGGTGCTTAGCAGCCTGTCGCCACTCGGTTGTTTCCCACGAACGCGCGAGTACACGTCCAACTGCAGCATAGTCTCCCCTTTTCGGCCCGCTCCATACGACAGAAAAGTGATGTCAACCCACAGGTTCAAAGCGGACACGTCGAAGGTCTGGTCCTGATAGTTCACGTCGATAGAATGGGGCGTGGCGAAGTTGTCCTTGATGTGCTTCTGGATGGACAACTCGTGGTTGTTCGCCTTCCTGCGCTCTGGAATCGCCATTCTACCCGCTCCATTCCTTCTCGATCTTCCGCTTCCACTTCATGTTCATCGCGTCCATTATCCTGGGCAACCGAGCCTTGGTCAGTCGAATCATCCCGTACGGCTTGGTGCCCGGGTGGTCCACCCTCTTGGTAAACACCGTCTCACCGGTGCTAGAGGTGAACACCAGCACGCTGGACCCGGTCTTCCTGCCAATCCTGGCACCAGATCTGCCCTGCTTGCGGCCGAACACAACTCGGCCCGGCGTGATCACGTGGGCCCGGCTGCCGTACTCCAAGATATCCAGAACGGTGTACGGCCCGCTGCCGCCCTCACCCACCACAGCCCTCTTCTTGCGGCGGCCGGCGGAGTCGGTGGCGAACTTGTTGTACACCACGGTGGTCACAGGCACCCGGTCCTTCCCGGAGCGCCCGATGGTCCTGGTGGTCCAGCCGTCTGCCAGGTGCTGGCCGGACTCCTTCTTGCCCTTGGATCTGGGGGTCAGCAGGGA